CAGCACTTTTCATAATTGGTAAATCAATACCTTATATACAGCAAGATCAAATGCAAGATGGTATGCAACAAGCTCCTAATAGAGCAGGTAGACCTTTAAATAGTAACATATTATCTAATGATCCTACTATACAACAGCCAGACAATAAAGTGCCAGCTAGTGCTGCTGCTCAAAATAATAGAATGGCTAATATAGCTAGTAGTGCTGGTCAATTATATAGTGACTCTTCATTTACTCCTAATCAACCAACAGGAGGATTAGATAATACATTCACATCACCTCAACAAGAAGGTATGGCAATGTATGATGGACCTAGTAAAGCTTTAATTGGTGATCAAGATGAATTACCTATACATTTGAAAGAAGCTATACAAGCATCACCAGGCATGTATGGACCTGAATATGGTAGATATGGTGCAGCTAAAAAAGATGAATTACCAATTATGAAAAGTGCTGGTGATAAGAAAAAGTACTTAATGGGTGGAGATAATATGTTATATCATAAAGGTAAAGAATTTTCTCCTGAACACACAGGTGCTATTAAAAGAGGTTTACGAGGTAAGTATGTAAAAGATGAGGACACTGGTGAAAAGATGAGATTAAAAAACATAAGTACAAAACCATCAATGTATGATGCACCAGCTAGTCATGCTAGACTAAGTAAAGGTCATTACGACAACTTAAGTAAAGATGCTAATTACGATAAAAAACAAGCTTATAATAAAAATTTATCTTCATCTGCAAGATTAGATTATTTAGAAAATGCGATGAATGATGATAAAAGACTTGGCAGAGGCCCAAGTATGGATCACGGTCCATCTAGTTTCTAAGATTTAGCGTAAAAAATAATACAATCACGTAATTATATAAATACAAACTTATTTAACATTTAAAATTAAAGTCATGCCAAGTATAGGAGAATATCAAAAGCCAGCAGGCAAAAAACTTAACTGTGGTTGTAAACCACTAGGTGAAAGAAAAATGGTTTCAAGAAATCCATTAATAGTTACTGATGTAAGATTTGATAACATCGAGTACAAAGGGAACGCTGTGCTTAATGCTAATAAATAATGGGACTCGATGATTTAAAGTTATATTGTCTTAATATAACTTCTTTCACCATTGCAAGTCTTGATTGGTTAGAGCCTGTATTAAAAGTATTATTGTTAGTTACTACTTTAGGTTACACTGCGCATAAGTGGTATTTATTAAGAAAGCACAAGGATGCGTGAAGTGAATAAGATTATAGTTCACTGCTCCGCAACAAGAGAGGGAGAGAACTTTGAAGTAGCTGAAATCAGGAAGTGGCATTTAGCTCGAGGCTTCAATGATATTGGCTACCATTTTTATATCGACCTGTATGGAGAAATACACAAAGGTAGAGATATAAGTAAAATCGGAGCTCACTGCAAGGGGCACAATCGTAATTCGATAGGGATATGCTATTGCGGAGGCGTTGAAGCAGATGGTAAGACTCCGAAAGATACTAGAAACACAGAACAAAAAAACGCGTTGATTGCAGTACTTAGAACTTTAAAAGCTATGTATCCTAATGCTGTTATACATTCGCATAATGACTTTGCGAACAAAGCGTGTCCATCTTTTAACGCTACATTGGAATATGAAAATATCTGAATCTACAGAATTTAAAATAGATTTAAAAACGTTTGTAAGTATTATAATAGGTGTTGTAGGTTTTATGACAGTATATTTTACTTTACAAGCAGATATAGAAGAAGCCAAACAACTACCACCCGCAGTTATAGATCGCATTGAATATGACTTAAAACAAAAATGGCAAACAGAGCATATACAAGAGTTAGAGGAAAAGATGGAAGATCTTATGTTTTGGTGTAAGCAAATGGATGAAGAAATTAAACGTAAAAAAAATAAGTAATGTCTTTGCTAAGAACTGGCAGGCGTGGTCCTGCTATGAAAATATCTGCATCATGCAAGAAGGCTGCAAAAAAGAAATTTAAAGTATGGCCTTCAGCATATGCTAGTGGTTGGGGTGTAAGATGTACTAAAGCTGGTGGACCTGGCAAAATGGGTAAAAAGAAAAATAAAAAACGTGGCAAGAAAAAAAGCTAAAGGTGGTGGCACCAAAAAAGTTTGTTTACCTGCTGCTAAAGCAAGATCACTTAGTGAATCTAAAAAGCGATCAATAATAAATGCAAAAGAAAAAGCTGGTAGATCTGGCAAAAGAGTTAGATCGTCTAATACAAATGTTGAAGGAGCTCGTAAACCTGGAGCTACTTTAAGAGACTGGTTTGAAAAAGAAAACTGGATAAATATTAAAACAGGTGAAGAGTGTGGAGCTGCTATGTATGGACCTATGAAAGTTGACAAATCAACAATGCAATGTAATTCGCCTAAGCCATCTTCAAAATCTAATAAAAAGAAAATGGTTAAAGCTTGCGCTAATGGTAAAGAGAAATTAATTCATTATGGTGAAAAAGGTTATGGCCATAATTATTCTGATGCAGCTAGAAAAAGTTTTAAAGCTAGACACAAGTGTGATCAAGCTACAGATAAATTAACAGCAAGATATTGGGCTTGTAAAGATTTATGGGCTGGCAAAGGTGGTAGTACTCAATCATCTCCAAAAGACAAACAAGGTAAATATTAAACAATGTATATGGAACAATTAAAAAAAATAGTTAACTCGTCGTGGTTTAAATCGCTTGCGATAGGTTTTATAGGCATAGCTTTAATAGCTGAGTCACATCCGTTTTATTCTGGCATTGCTTTTGGTTTTGCAGCAAGAGAGTTTTTACTTTCTTTAAAACCACAATGTGCTATATGTAAAAAATAGTTATGGGATTTAAATTAAACTCTCCTATCAAAATAGATAATGTTCCTCAATACGAAGTAGCTTTTACTTATGATAATAATAAAGATACAGAATTAACTCCTGTAGCTAGAGCTAATGATAATTTTAGTATCATATATGATAAAAATCAAAATGATCCCGTATTAAGAGCTAAAGCTAAATCCCATGAGACAGAACATCTAAGACAAATGTTCGGTGCTGATGGATATAAACCTGGTGATTTAAAATATGGACCAGCAGGTGTTGAATACAAAGGTAAGTTTTATGATAGAAATAATCCTAACTTTGACGAGTCAGATTCTAATTTACCTTATGAACAACCAGCTTATGAAGCAGGAGAAAATTTTAAAGATCCTAGTATAACTCCAAAAGATTTTAATCAACCCGCTTTCAGTATGATAGGTGAAAGAGGTGCAGACAATATGAATGTAAGTCCTGATGAAGATTTTGGTGTAGGTCCAAAAAAATGGAGTACTCGTGGGTAAAAAAAAATTTAAAGAAACTAAAGTAGGGGCTTTTTTAACTGAAAGAGCACCTCAAGTAGTTTCGCAAGTTGGAGAGTTTTTACCTGATCAAGGAGCACTTGGCGTGGTAAAAAATCTTATAACAAGTGATAAAAGTATTGAACCACAAGATAAAGAAACAGCTTTAAAATTATTAGACCAAGATATACAAGAAATGAAAGATGTTTCTGCTAGATGGGATAGTGATATGAAAAGTGATTCATGGTTATCTAAAAATACAAGACCACTAACTCTTATATATTTAACATTAGCATCTACTATATTGATTATAATAGATTCATTTCATACTATGTTTGATGTAGATAATGCTTGGGTTGAATTATTAAAAACATTATTGATAACAGTATACGTAGCGTACTTTGGTAGCAGAGGCGCTGAAAAAGTATTTATAAATAAAAAATAAAAAATGAAAGGCGTACAATTAGAACAAGCTAATGAAGTTAGATTATTTGCTCATGATGTTATTAATTTAACACCTGCTGGAGTTTTAAATACAGCAACTATAAGTGGTACTACTGAAAGAGGTGCTTGCTTATATATTGGTGCAGCTATGACTTCTATTACAGTAACTATGGAAAGTGGAACATCAGCAACATTTAAAGGTATTGCAGCTGGATCATTCTTACCAATATTAGTTACTGCAGTTACAGCAGCAACTGGTGCAGCAGCATTAGCAGATAGTGATATATTAGCATTATTCTAAGATATGTATTTAGGCACTCGTCTTACAGTTCCTAGTATAGTAAACCTACCAGGTCAAGGTGGTGGAGGTAGTGCTTTTGAATACACTGCTATTGATAATAGTTTTTCAATGGAGTTTGATGGATCTAGTTCTTATTATGTTGCTGGAGATATTGACACATTAAATGCAGCTCCTAGTTTTACTATATCAACTTGGATTAAGCCAGCAGTGTTACCTTCAACAACGCGTAGAATTTTTTCAAAATACGCAAGTAATGGTGATAGAATAGAAATCTATATAGGCGGTTCTAGTATAACTTTTCTTAATGCGTCTGGTAATAATTTATCTTTTAGATCACAACCTTTGACGACTCCAGCACCTGCTAATGGATGGTATCATTTAGCTATGGTTTTTGATGGTAGCCAGACAGATCCTGATCCAAATGTGCAAAATAACAAAAGATTGAAAACATATATAGACACAGTACCTGGAACAACTCTTATAACAGGAACACAAAAAACACAGACATCTGGCACAATATCTGGTAAACTTGCTTTTATAGGTTGTGTTTCTACTTCAAATACAGTCGGTGGTGGTAGTGGAGTTTTTGATGGTCATATAGACGAATTTGCTATATTTTCACAACCACTTTCTGAAGATACAATACAAGCTATATATGATGCTACGATAAATAATCCTGGTAAGGTAGCTGATTTAAACGAAACACCTGGAGCAGGTCCTGCAGCCTGGTATAGAATGGGAGATTAATTATGAGTACAAATTATATTGCACCAATATGGCGAATGCCAAGAAACGCTAACAACACACCAGTTGATAAGTTAAGTAATTATAGTATACAGTTTACGCCTACTGATACTAATTATATAGAAATAGCAGATAATATATTAAGTGGACTTGCGAATTTTTCTATATCTGTATGGTATAACACAAATACATTAACAGGTGATAGAGCTATATTAGGAGCTTGGAGTTCAGGAGTTACACAAATGTTATTATATTGGGACGATCCAGACGGTTGGAGGTTTTTAATGAATAATGGAACCACTTCATACAGCGTTATTTGGGGTACTTCAACAACTATTAATACATGGAATCATATAGTCGTAACTTATGATGGATCAACAATTAGTTTTTATCATAATAATGGTACTCCAGTAACAGCTATAGGTACAGGTTCAGTAAATACTAATACAAGTGCTTGGAGAATAGGTGTAGATACTAGTAGTACTAGATATTGGGATGGTGAGTTAAGTCAATTTTGTTTATTTGATTACGCTTTATCTACGGATCAAATAACTTATTTATATAACTTAAATAACCCAATGGCTATAACAGGTGCAGAGCCAATACAATATTTACCACTAGGTGATAACTCAAATCCAAATGCACCTGGTAATTTCCCTAATGTTTCAGTTGGAGCAGATAGTGTTTTTGATTTTAATACTACTGGTGCTTGGATAGATGCTGGTAATAATCCTAATTTAAATGTAGGTACAGGAGATTTATCTATATCAGCTTGGGTATATCCTACATCTGTTTCTGGTAATGATGAGGTTTGTGGTATAGGTACTAACGGTGGAACAAGATTTAGATTACAAAGAAGAAGTGCTCGTATAGGTGCATATATAGATTCGGCTGCTGGCCAAAGCGCAATGGATGGCACAACTCCTTTGTCAACAAATCAATGGTATCATTTTGTTTTAGTAAAATCAGGTGTTAATTTTAATTTATATTTAAATGGTAGTGAAGTGTCAGAAGCTTCTTATTCAAATGCAGGTAGTTTTACAGATACTGAAGTGTCAATTGGTCAATACTTTGGAGGCACAGGTAACAAGTGGGCAGGTGAATTAACAAACATTCAAATATGGAATTCTGCTTTAACAATTAGTGGTCCAAATAGTGACCTTAAAACATTATACAATAATGGTCAACCACTAATGACAGGTACACAACCGCAAGAATCTAATCTTCAAGCTTGGTATAAACTAAATCAATCAGCAAACTGGGAAGCTATTACTGCTAACACCTGGCAAATCCCAGATAATAGATCAGCGTATCCACAGAGTTTTGATTTTGATGGAAATCAAGCTATAGATACTCCTTTAATAAATCTAGGAGTAGATGCTTCTTTATCAATGTGGTTTAATCCTGATCCAGCTGGTGTTAATGACTATGTGTTAATAGGTTATTCAGCAGCTGGTTTTGACTACGTCATAAGAAGATCAAGTGGATCTTTCTTTGTTTGGGTTGGTTCTACTTTTTATAATTTTGGAAGTACAATAACAAATAATATAATAAATGGTAGTTGGAATTTTTTAACAGTAACTAAAAATCAAGGAACTATTACTGTTTATTTGCAAAACTCAAACGGAAGTGTGTCTGCTTCGCAAACAGAAATCGGGTGGCAGACTGCTGAATTAAAGTTTGATAGAATAGGAGCTAGAACTATAACACCTATTAATTTAGCTTTTCAAGGTGAAATTTCAAATGTTCAGGCTTGGGATACTATTCTTACAGCCACAGAAGTAAATACCCTTTACAATGACGGTGTTCCTTTAACAACTACTATAGCCACTGATAACCTAAAAGCGTGGTACAAACTTTATAATACAGAAATATGGGAGAATGTAGCTGAACAGTGGAGAGTTAAAAATAATGAAATTACTAATGTATACTATGATAGAGCAGGACAAAGTAATTTAGCCTATGGAGGTTCATATTTTAATTATTTAACTACCACAAACCTAACTCAAAGCAGAACTATATCTCTATGGATAAAATACGATATTAATAGACAAACAGGAACTATTAGAAATGGGTTTTTTAACAATCCAAGTTTAGTTTTTTATTCTACTGGTTTTAGAGAAGTTAACCAAGCTTCAAGTGGTTTGGTAGCTTTTATTGTTCCTGGAATTACTTTAAATGATGGGGGATGGCATCATATATTATTACACACTAGAGGTGATTCAACTGCTACAGATAATATAGCGTATATAGATGGTAAACTTGCTAACAGAAGTGTAGTTGGAACTAATTCTTTTACATTTGGAAATCCAGGTGTAGGATATTCTAATAGAAGTGGTAACTTACCACCTGCTGCTTATTCATTTAGCAATGTTGTAATGTATAATGGAGATGCTACTTCAAATGTTAATACTTTATATAATAATGGTACTCCACCAGAAGATGTTAGTTCTACAAATCCAGATGTGTGGTGGAAAGTAAATAGTACAAATAGTTCCGTTACTACATTAGAAGATTTTTCAGGTAACAACAATGATGGTGTTTCTACTTATACTCAACCTGTAAATATGGTAACTGACGAATGGATAGCTGAATCAGCCACAAGCTCAGGGCTTACAGAACAAAGCTTAGTAAACAATAATGTTTCTGTATTTAATGGTGAGAGTTCAGGGATGACTACAGCTAATCTAGTAACTAGTAATATTAGTAGAACACAACCATACAGTAACTATAGTTTTAATTTTGATGCTGCATCTTTAGATTATTTTGATTTAGGAGGTTTACAAGGTACAGCTTTACAGCCTAGTAACACTACTTTAGTAGCAGATGGATTTAGCGTTAGTGTATGGGTTAATTTAGATGACACGAGTTCTCCTAGAACATTTTGGCAAAACGATGGTTTAGGTAGTACTAACTATTATGGTTTAATTTTTCTCATGAATACTGGTGGCCAATTAAACATTGGTTACAATAATGGTGGTGCTGCAGGTTCTGGTAGCAGAAAAAATTATATAACTACAGCTGCGCAAATTACTTCAACAGGCACGTGGTATCATGTTGTAGCAATATATAAAGGTATAGCTGTTACTCCTGGATTATACGTAAATGGTGTAGAAATAACCGCGTTTAATAGTCCAACTGGATCTGCAACAACTTTAGCTTATAGTCCATCTGCTAAAGGTTCAATAGGCGTTGGTAGAAACGGAATACAATCAATGGAAGGTAAAATAAGTAATTGTGCTTGTTTTGATAGAACTTTAACTCAAGATGAAGTATTAAATATTTACAATAACGGTGTTCCGCAAGATTTACAAACCACATCTTCATTTAGTAACAACTTAGCTGCTTGGTGGCCTATGGATCAGCAAAGCTCTTATTATGATGGAACTGATTGGGTTGTAAGGGATCTTATAAGTGGAAATGATGGGAATGGTGCTAATACAGGTAATGTAGATGATCTAGTAGGAAACGCACCTGGTTCAGATGCTAATGGATCTGGAGTTAATTTAGCTATTGCAGATTTAGTAGGTGACATGGAAAATAGTAAACTAAATGCATTTAGTATTAATATGGCTGACTACGCTGATGGCGTAACTAATCCAGCTAGCTCAGGTAGATCAACAGATACACCTTAAAAATAAGTAAAAATGACGACATATATAGTGATAGATATAGATACGCAGACTGCTTTAATAGATTTCAGTCAGATCAATACGACAAGTTCACAAACTATGAGAAGAAACGTAGCTAATACACAAGCTATGCTTTCGTATCAAGTAACTCCTAGTTTTATAACTAATGGTCGTGTTGTTCCACTTATGACTTTAGATCATGAGCAAGCAATAGCGTTATTAGCTACTCCAGACTGGACACCACCAGAACCTGAAGAATAAAACAAATAATAATTTAATTTAATCAAATGAATAAAATAACAGAAGAGCAATTAGAAACTATTAAAGCTCACCAGACAAAGACAGCTAATATACTAAATGAAATAGGATATTTAGAAAGTAGAAAACATCAGTTCTTACACGATCTTGCAGAATTAAATAAAGAAATACAAGATTATAAAGTTGAACTTGAAAAACAATATGGATCAGTTAATATTAATTTAGAAGATGGTTCATATACAGAAATAGAACAAGAAGAGGAAACTCCAGTAGCTGCTGTATAATGTCTAGTATAATTAGAAAAATTAGTATAGGTGCTGACTACAAAAATGATGCCATGCATTATTCTGTTGGTCAAGAAGTTTATGGTGGACATGTTATATGTGATATAATTGGTAATGATGGAGATGGTGAATATTTAATTTATATAAAGAAAAATAACGAAGTATTACCTTGGAAAAAATTTAATCGCAATATGGCTATAGCAGTTGAATTTGATCTAGCTTACGAATGAAAAGTTTATATAACTTTATAGTAACACCACTTGAAAAACGATATGACAATATACGAAAAATTAATGATAATGAACTTATTATTAATACTAATATCGAAGATCATAGTTTCATTAGCAAGAAAGCTGTAGTAGTAGAAACTCCTGCAGCTTACAAAACTAAAATAAAAAAAGGTGACATAGTATATATACATCATAACATATTTAGAAGATGGTATGATCAAAAAGGTAGAGAAAGAAATAGCTCTACTTATTTTAAAGATGACTTATACTTTTGTGAACCATATCAAATATATATGTATAATAACAAGTCTCATCTTAATTATTGCTTTGTTCAACCTATACGTGAAATAGACAATTTTAAAACGTCTAAAGAAAAAGAACACTTTGGTATATTGAAATATTCTAATAGTTCATTAGAAGCCGTAGGAATAAAACCTGGAGAGCTTGTAGTCTTCACGCCTAACTCAGAGTTTGAGTTTATTATAGATGGCCAAAGACTTTATTGTATGAAATCAAATGATATAGCTTTAACTCATGAATACGAAGGAAACGAGAAAGAATATAATCCGAGCTGGGCGTAAAGCTGTAGACGAGTTAATAAAAGTAGCTGAAGAAAAAATCATTACACATACTGATGATGATGTATCAGCTGATAGATTAAAAAATGCTGCAGCAACAAAAAAGCTTTGCATCATGGATGCTTTTGAAATATTACAACGTATTGAAGAAGAAGAAGCTATACTAGAAGGTAAACCACAAGAAGAGAAAAAAGAAAGAGTGTTTAAGTTTGCAGAAGGGAGGAGCAAGTGAGTTACGAGCAAACACTTTGGAAAGAAATAAAAGATATAATAAATCCTACTATACTTAAAAAAAATAATAGGTATAAAAAATGGGAGTATGGTTACAATGATGAATATGATTTTATATGCATAAGTAAAGATGGAACAATTGGACAGGTCATTGAAATACAAAACTTACGCATTGCTTTACCAGCAACAAATGAACCGTATAAACGAAGCGAAGATAAAAAGAAACAATATTGGGAAAGATTTGAATATCCCAAAGAACTAAAAAGAATAAAAACAAGATTTGATTGGGAAGAATATCCATTAGATTTTAAAGAAAAGTGGTACGATTATATAGATGAAGAATTTAAACGTCGAGAAGAAGGTTTTCATTTCTACAATAATGGCAACCCTGTATATATTACTGGTACTCATTACATGTACTTGCAGTGGTCAAAGATCGATGTCGGAGCGCCAGAATATAGAGAATCAAACAGATTATTCTTTATATTTTGGGAAGCATGCAAGGCAGATAACAGATGTTACGGAATGTGTTACCTCAAAAACAGACGGTCTGGTTTCTCCTTTATGGCATCAGCAGAACTTGTTAACATGGCAACAATATCAAGCGATTCAAGATTTGGTATATTATCCAAGACAGGAGCAGATGCTAAAAAAATGTTTACAGATAAAGTCGTACCAATATCCGTTAACTATCCGTTTTTCTTCAAGCCGATCCAAGATGGTATGGACAGGCCAAAGACTGAACTGGCATATCGCGTTCCGGCATCAAAGCTTACTAGAAGAAAACTGGAGGAAAATATTAAAGCTTTAGACTTACAAGGTCTTGATACTACTATTGATTGGAAAAATACAGGTGATAACTCTTATGATGGTGAAAAGCTAAAACTATTAGCTCATGATGAGAGTGGTAAATGGGAACGACCTGATAATATATTAAATAACTGGAGAGTTACAAAAACTACATTAAGACTAGGACGTAGAGTTGTAGGTAAATGTATGATGGGCTCAACGTCAAACGCGCTAGATAAAGGTGGAGATAACTTCAAAAAATTATACCAAGATTCAGACGTTACAAAAAGAAATAGAAATGGACAAACAGCTTCTGGACTCTACTCTTTATTCATACCTATGGAGTGGAACTACGAAGGATTCATGGATACTTATGGATTTCCTGTCTTCACAACGCCAAAAGATCCAGTCCTCGGTCTCGACAATGTACCAATTAAAACGGGAGTTATCGAGCACTGGGAAAATGAAGTTGAAGGACTAAAGCATGATAGTGACGGTTTAAATGAATACTATAGACAGTTTCCAAGAACAGAACATCATGCATTTAGAGATGAAAATAAAAATACTTTATTTAACTTAACGAAGATATACGAGCAAATAGATTATAACGAAGAGTTAAATAATAACACTAGTGTAACAAGAGGTAATTTTGGCTGGAGCAATAGTATGATTGATACTAATGTTACATTTTATCCTAACAAAGATGGTAGATTTTTAATTTCATGGGTTCCACCTAAAAATTTACAAAATAATGTAATAGTAAAAAATGGAGTTAAATACCCTGGTAATGAACACATTGGAGCGTTTGGCTGCGATAGTTATGACATATCAGGAACTGTTGATGGTAGAGGATCAAAAGGTGCATTACATGGACTGACTAAGTTTTCAATGGAAGATGCACCGCCAAATCATTTCTTTTTAGAATATATAGCTAGACCTCAAACAGCTGAAATATTTTTTGAAGATGTATTAATGGCTTGTCATTTTTATGGCATGCCTATACTAGCTGAAAATAATAAACCTAGATTACTTTACTATTTCAAACGTAGAGGTTACAGAGGTTTTAGTATGAATAGACCAGACAAGGTTTGGAATAAACTTTCAACAGCTGAAAAAGAAATAGGTGGTATACCTAACTCAAGTGAAGATATTAAGCAAGCACATGCTGCTGCTATAGAAAATTATATAGAAAACTATATAGGTATTTTAGAAGATGGATATGGTGATATGTATTTTCAAGATACTTTGATTGATTGGGCTAGATTTAATTTAAATAATAGAACAAAGCATGATGCTTCTATTAGTTCTGGACTTGCTATTATGGCTTGTAATAAAAATCGTTATAGACCAACAGCAGAGAACATGAGTAAAAGTTTTGCTCTTAATTTTAGAAAATATAATAATACAGGATCGATTTCACAAATAATATAATAGATGCAGATTTATACAGATAATAATAGTTCATTCCCTAATCAGGTAGTATCTGATGCTGAGAAAGCAAGTTGGGAATATGGTAAAAGAGTTGCATGGGCTATCGAAGGTGATTGGTTTAGTGGTACTAGATCTGGTGTAGAAAATAGATTTAACACTAACTACAATAACTTTAGAATGAGAAGACTTTATGCAAGAGCGGAACAACCTGTTCAAAAGTATAAAGATGAATTAGCTATAAATGGAGATTTATCATATCTTAATTTAGATTGGAAACCTGTACCTATTATACCTAAGTTTGTTGATATAGTTGTTAATGGTATGGATGACAAACTATATGACATTAAAGCATTTGCACAAGATCCAGAATCTAGAAAACAAAGATCTAAATATGCAGAAGATATATTAAGAGACATTCAAGCTAAAAAATTTTTAGATCAATTAAATAGTACTTTAGGTTTAGATTTATATAATAGCGATAATCCAGAAGAATTACCTCAAAATCAAGAGGAATTAAATCTTCATATGCAATTATCATACAAACAAGCTAGTGAAATAGCAGCTGAAGAAGCTATAAATAATACATTAGAATATAATAAATATTATTTAACAAAGAAAAGAGTAATAGAAGATTTAGTTGTATTAGGTATAGGAGCAACAAAAACTAACTGGAATAAAGCAGAAGGTGTAACAGTAGATTACGTTGATCCAGCTAGACTAGTTTATTCGTATACTGAAGATCCTAACTTTGAAGACATATGGTATGTTGGTGAAGTAAAAAATATTACATTAGCTGAAATTAAAAAAGAGTTTCCACACTTAACAGATGTAGATCTTGAAAGATTACAAAAATACCAAGGTAATAGTAACTATCTATATAATTGGAATGGAAGAAATGATGGTAATGCTATATATGTTTTATACTTCGAATACAAGACTTATAGTAATCAGGTATTTAAAATAAAGAAAACTGCTACAGGTTTAGAAAAATCATTAGAAAAATCAGATACGTTTAATCCGGAAAAAAATGAAAATTTTGATAAAGTATCTAGATCTATAGAAGTATTATATAGTGGAGCTAAAGTTTTAGGATATGATGAATTGCTAAAATGGGAAGTTGCTAAAAATATGACCAGACCAAAATCAAATTTGTGTAAGGTTAATATGAATTATACTATATGTGCGCCTAAACTTTATATGGGTAGAATAGAAAGTCTTGTTAGTAGAATGATGGGATTTGCTGATATGATCCAATTAACTCATTTAAAAATACAACAAGTTATTTCTAAATTAATACCAGATGGTGTTTATCTTGATGTAGATGGTTTAGCTGAGGTTGATTTAGGTAATGGTACTAGATACAATCCTCAAGAAGCACTTAATATGTATTTTCAAACAGGTAGTATACTTGGTAGATCTATGACAACTGAAGGAGATCCTAATCCTGGTAGAGTACCAATACAAGAATTAACATCTAATGATGGTGGTGCTAAAATAGCATCACTAATAAATACTTATCAGTATTATCTTCAAATGATAAGAGATGTAACTGGACTTAATGAAGCTAGAGATGGTAGTATGCCTAATCCAGATTCTTTAGTTGGATTACAAAAACTAGCAGCTGCAAACAGTAATACCGCTACAAAACATATTTTAAATTCTTATTTATATTTAACAATTAGAATTTGTGAAAACATTGTACTTAGAACTGCAGATTCTATAGAGTTTGAGTTAACAAATGAAGCTTTAAAAAATAGTATATCAACTTGGAATGTTGGTCAATTAAAAGATATGAATCAAATTCATATGGCTGATTTTGGTTTATTTTTAAGTTTAGTTCCTGATGATGTAGAAAAAGAACAATTAGAAGCTAATATACAAGCTGCTTTACAATCTGGTAGTATAAACCTAGAAGATGCTATAGATATACGTCAAATAAATAACTTGAAGTTAGCTAATCAAATGATTAAGCTAAAACGTAAACAAGCTGCTGAAGCTGCACAACAAGCTAATCTTGCAAATATAGAAGCACAAGCTGCAGCTAACGCTCAAGCTTCTGAAGCAGCGGCTTTAGCTGAAGTACAAAAGAAACAAGCTATTGTAGATGTTGAAGTTAAAAAAGAGCAAGCTAGATCTCAATTTGAAATACAAAGAATGCAAGTTGAAGCTCAAATAAAAAGAGAATTAATGGAGCTTGAGTTTAACTACAATATGCAATTGGGTCAACAAAAAATAAATAGAGAAGCCCAAAAAGAAAAAGAGATTGAAGATAGAAAAGATGCTAGAGCAAAAATAATAGGCACACAACAGTCTGCTATGATTGATCAAAAGAAAAATGATTTGTTACCTATAAACTTTGAACAAGGGCAAATGGATTCTTTAAGTCCAAGTGGTGGCGAACAGTTGTCTGTCTTTAATGAATAATTTATATTATATTATATTATGGAAAAAGAAACAGTAAAACAAGAAGGTGATTTTAAAATAAAAAGAAAACCTGGTAGACCTAAAAAACTTCAACAAAAAGAAGAAATTACAAAACTAGATTTAAACAAAAAAGAAGAAAATGCCGTTCAAGAGCCAGAAACAACGAAAGTTGTGTTACAGTCTGATGAGCAAAGCGAAACGCCAAGGAAAGAGGTCGAAGTGGAATTGCAAGAAGTGGGACAGCCACACAGCGAGTCTGAAGACACTACCGAAGAAACTAAAGAAGAAGTAACAGTTATAAATGAAAAGGTAGAAGAAACTGCTGAACCTCAACAAGAAGAAATTATAAACGAACCACAAAGTAATTTACCAGAAAACGTAGAAAAACTAGTACAGTTTATGGAAGAAACTGGTGGTACAGTTGAAGATTATGTCACGTTAAATAGGGATTATACTCAATTTGACGAAAGACTATTGATTAAAGAATATTACAAAAAAACTAAACCTCATTTAAATGATGAGGAAGTTAGCTTCTTAATGGAAGATAGATTTTCATATGATGAAGAAGTTGACGAAGAAAGATTTGTACGTAAACAAAAGTTAGCGTACAAAGAAGAAGTTGCAAAAGCCCGAACCTTTCTTGAGAGTATGAAGAAAAAATACTACGATGAAATCAAGTTGAGGCCATCTCTTTCTAATGAACAAAAGAAGGCAATGGACTTTTTCAACCGATATAATAAAGAGCAATCTACTATACAGCAAAAACGTAGTGAGTTTGTACAAAATACTGAAAATTATTTTAACCAAGAGTTCGAAGGTTTCGATTTTAGTGTTGGTGAAAAAAGATTTAAGTATAAAGTATCAAATCCTTTTGAAATGGCTAAGACACAAAGTGATGTTAGCAAAATAATAAACAAGTACATGGACAATAATGGTAACATTACAGACATGTCTGGCTATCATAAAGCTATTTACGCTGCGAGAAATGCTGATAGAATAGCTCAACATTTCTATGAGCAAGGCAAAGCCGATGCTACTAGAGATATAATCGCCAAATCAAAAAACATAGACAATACTCCGCGTTCGGGTGAAACAGGAGAAACTATGCCTAACGGCTGGCGAGTAAGAGCTATTAATGGAGTGGATGCTACTAAATTAAAAATAAAACGTAGAACATAAATTAAAATTTAAAAAATGGCTTTAGTACCAGGCGGGTCGTTCCCCGCGTCTATCGTACCTGCACAGAACAGAGTTACTGTACAGGATAATTATATTGACTTTAACAACTTAGGGACAAGTCAATGGGCTCAACAATATCTACCTGAGCTTTACGAACAAGAGGTAGAAAGATACGGAAACAGAACTTTATCTGGTTTCTTGAGAATGGTTGGAGCAGAAATGCCAATGACATCTGATCAAGTTGTTTGGTCTGAGCAAAACAGATTACATATTGCTTACAATAATGTAGCTGTTGTTGCTGGTGTATTCCCAGAAATTACTGTAACAATTACTTTACCAGCTGCCAACCCAGAAGGTGCTGTAAGAGTTGGTAACAGTATTTTAATTTCTGACAATGCAACAGGTTTATCAACTGTTAAAGGTTTAGTTACAGCTGTTACAGGTGGTACTTTAAACACGTTAACAGTTCAAGTATATGAAGCTGCTGTACCAGCCGCTATTACTGGTGGAACTTGTAGCTTATTCGTTTATGGTTCTGAATTTCCAAAAGGAAGTAATGGGATGAACGGGGCTATTGAGCCAGCTGTTCAAACATATACTAACTCTCCAATTATCATTAAAGATAACTACGAATTAAGTGGTTCTGATACTGCTCAAATTGGTTGGATTGAAGTTGCTACTGAAGACGGAACTTCTGGATACTTATGGTATTTAAAAGCCGAGTCTGAAACTAGACTAAGATATGAAGATTACTTAGAAATGGCAATGGTTGAAGGTGAACTAATGACTACAGCTGCTACAGCTTTTGGAGCTAACTTTGGACCAGGTGGTGCTAATCAGAACATCAAAGGAACTGAAGGTTTATTCGCTGCTATCGAAGCTAGAGGAAATGTATTCTCTGGATTTGCTGGTGCTGCTGGACCTGGTTCTGGAGCAATCGCTGATTTCGACGAAATCCTTAAAAACTTAGATAAGCAAGGGGCTATTGAAGAAAATATGCTATTCTTATCAAGACAAACTGCTCTTGATTTTGACGATATGATCGCTGCAATGAATGGTAATTATGCTTCAGCTGCTGCTGCTTCTTACGGTTTATTCGACAATGAATCTGAAATGGCACTTAACTTTGGATTTACAGGGTTTAGAAGAGGTTCTTATGACTTCTACAAAACTGACTGGAAATACTTAAACGATGCTACTACTAGAGGTTTATCTAACGCTATTGATGGTGTTATGGTGCCTGCTGGAACATCTACAGTATATGACCAAATGTTAGGATCAAATATCAGACGTCCTTTCTTACACGTAAGATATAGAGCTTCTGAAACTGAAGATAGAAGATTCAAAGCTTGGATCACTGGATCTGTTGGTGGTGCTTACACTTCTGACTTAGATACAATGAGAGTTAATTTCTTATCTGAAAGATGTTTAATTACACAAGCTGCTAACAATTTCGTATTGTTCATCGGAGCTTAATTATAGTTTAACATTTTAAAATATAGAAATTATGGGATATTTACAAGAAGGTGGTATATTAATACCATGTGACTCTGTTCTAGAAGTTACTGCTAGTATTGCGGTTAATGATTTAACAATTGTTATTACTCAGTCAGTCGTAGATAACGCCGCTAATGTAGTTAAAGGAACACTTACATTTACTAAAGGTGCAGCTAATTCATTCACTAAAACTGCAGCTGCTTATGCAGAAGAGTTTGCTTCAGCTATTGCTGACGCGAGTGGAGTTTCAGCTGGTTCTATTGAACTACCAACGGTAGGCGAAGAAGTAACTGCTACTGGAGCTTTTGTAGGATTAATTAGTCCTACTTACGCTGTAGCATTTGCCGCTATTTAAGTAAAACAAATATAAGATCCCGCTTCGGCGGGGTCTTTTTTAAATTATATTATATTATATTATGGAAACAAAAGAAAAAGAAACTCCAGTTAAATGGGAGTATAAAGATAGAAATTATTATTTAATGGGTGGGAAAAACCCATTAACATACACTATACCTAGTAGACATTCTAGACGTTATCCACTATTACATTTTGATGAAAAGGTAGGATACGAAAGAGAATTACGATACGCTAGTAATCAACAGTCTCCATATGTTGATGAACAAAAAGGAGAAGTTACTTTAGCACACGTAGTATTTAGAGATGGTGTATTAAGAGTACCAAAAGAAAAAAGAAATTTACAACATTTTTTATCTCTACATCCACATAATGGAATTACTTTTATGGAGTTTGATCCAGTACAAAAAGCTGAATTTGATTATGAAGATATTGAAGCTGAAATCGCTGCTTTAAATATGGCTTATGATATGGACTTAGATAAAGCTGAAGCAATAATGAGAGTTGAAGTTGGATCTAAAGTATCTGAATTATCAAGCAAAGAACTACGAAGAGATTTATTAGTATTTGCAAAGAAAAATCCAGATTTATTTTTAGATTTATGTGAAGATGAAAATGTTGAATTAAGAAACTTTGGTATAAAAGCTACTGAACAAAGAATAATTAAGTTAGCTGATGATCAAAGAACTTTTTCATGGGCTAGTAATGGTAGAAAATTAATGACTGTTCCATTTGATGAACATCCATATTCTGCTTTTGCTGCTTGGTTAAAAACTGACGAAGGCTTAGAAGTTTATAAGTCAATAGAGAAAAAGTTAAAATAACAAGTGATTATAATTAAGGCGGCATTACGCCGCCTTTTTTTAAATATATATAAATGGCATTTAACAATATCAGTGTAAATACAGTTTATACGACTGTACTTAGTATCCTTAATAAAGAGCAAAGAGGTTATATAACACCATATGAGTTTAATAATTTAGCTAATCAAGTTCAATTAGAAGTATTTGAAAGTTATTTTGAAAACTTAAATCAACAAATGAGAGCTCAAGAAAATAGTAGTGAATATGCTGATAGAGTTAAATTGCTTAGAGAAAAAATTTCAGTATTTGAAACAACAGATACTATAACAGTGTCACCAACTGGTGTAGGAGATTTAACAACGTTAACCCCTGATCTTCATAGGCTTGGCACTGTTCATTTACAATACGGCTCCAACATTCCAGTTGAAGTACAACAAGTTACTCGTCATGAATTTAATTTAGCTAGACGTAGTAAAATAGCAGCTCCAGATTTAACGTGGCCTATATATTATTTAGAGGGAACTAATATAAATATTTTACCAGCTAATGCTACAGCTGTAGGACCACCTGCGTATACGTATGAAGTTGAATATATAAGAAAACCAGCCACTGTTCAATGGGCTTATGTCATAGGGCCATTAGGTCAATACATATTTGATGGGCCACCTAATTCTACAGATTTTGAAATATCAGATGTAGATCAAACAGAGGTAATATTAAAAATATTAGGTTATTGCGGTGTTGTTATTAGAGACACTGAAATAGTACAATTAGCAGCTCAAGCAGCAGCAGGGCAAGATCAATTAGAACAAGTTTAAGATTATGGGACAGATACAAGAAAGTAACTCACAGTATTATTCAGGTCAAAAAATATTAGACAACTCAACTGGTGTTGGCGTAAGAGAATTTACATTTCCTAATTATAACACAGAATTAGTAAGTGCATTTGGTAGTCCAGAAGTAGCTCCAGGTTTTACTGATTATACTAGAATAGGATCATCTAGCAATTTTAATATATATCATGGAACTGGAACACCTTTAACATTTGCTTTAGTACCAGAAGAAAATATACAAGTAAAAGATCCAACTAATAATACTATAGAAATAGCATCAGGTAACGCCGGTTTAACAGGTGGTGTAGTAATGTGTCAATTAAAACCATTTGCTATATCAGAAAATTATGGAGGTTATAGTTGGATAAAATTAAATGATGTGATAGATAATTTTATGTTTGCGTATGTAGGTGAAGATAAAATTTTACAAAGAGTAAGACGTAACGATGTTATATTTCACGCTAGACGTTGTTTACAAGAATTTAGTTATGATATATTAAGGGTTATAAAATCACAAGAACTTACTATTCCACCTAGTTTATCTGTGCCTATACCACAAGATTATGTTAATTATGTAAATGTATCTTGGGCTGATAGTTCTGGTATACTACATCCTATATATCCGCTAAATGGATTAAGTGGTAATCCATATGAACTACCAATACAAGACGGCGCTGGCGTACCTACGCAAGATCAATTTGAAAATAATTTTAAAGCTAACACATCGATAATAGAAAACAGATGGCAAACAGCTACTACGCCAGAAATAACAGGTGATTATGATCCGTTTGATTTTCAAGGTGTATACGATTGGATATGGTGGAAGCAAGCATATGGTATGAGATATGGTTTAAATCCTAGCACATCTCAAGAAAACGGTTGGTTTAGTATTAACGAAAGAACAGGTAAGTTTTCATTTAGTAGTAATCTAGCGAATTTACAAATAATATTAGAATATGTTTCTGATGGGTTAGCTTATGATTCAGATACTAAAATACCTAAGTTAGCTGAAGACGCTATGTACTCTGCTATAATGTACAGTATATTGTCTGTTAGGAGATTTTCAGATGGAGGTATGTTACAACTTTACAAAAGGGAAAAGTACGCTAAAATGCGTAATGCTAAGATAAGATTACAAAATCTAAAACTAGACGAAATTACTCAAACGTTTAGAAATCAATCTAAGTGGATTAAACATTAATTGAATGCAACAAAAGTATAAACATAGTTTTACAGATTCCAAAATGCAGAAGGATCTGGACGCAAGACTTGTGTCTCCTTCTGAATATAGAGATGCTGTTAATGTTTCAGTTTCAAGATCTGAAGGTGGAGATGTAGGTGCACTAGAAAATATTTTAGGTAATGAAATATTCTCTAATTTTTCAGCAGAATTTACGCATCCAGCAGAAATAATAGGATGGGCTATAGATCAAAGTGATGATAGGGTATTTGTATTTGTAACAGATTTTAGAGATAACTCTGATGATAGAATAAGTGATGTAGCATCTGTTAATTCTATACACAAAATAATATATGTTAATACTTTAACAGGCGCGTTTAGTGTTATTGTTCAAGGTAGCTTTTTAAATTTCTCAACTAGCAGTCCTATATATCATACAAGCATGATAGAAAATTTATTGTTTTGGACTGACAATAGGAATCAACCACGTCAAATAAATGTAGATACAGCAATCGCTGATACTACGTATTACACTAAAGAAGAGCATATATCAGTAGCTAAGTATTATCCATACAAACCTATAGAGCTATATACAGAATATACAATAGATAACGCTGTATTTTTAGATCAAGTAATAGAAGGAAGAACACCTCCAGCAGGAGATGTTTGGCTTGGATATGATGCTATATACCCATATTTCATGTTGCCTGATTATGAAGAAGGTGATGTAGATCCTGTTATTACAGCTTTAACGTCTAATCTTGGTGTAAGAGCGTATATCATTGATGGTAACGGAAATAAATGGGAATTTAAAATAACTTGGTTTCAATATGATGGACAAAATCTTTCAACTATTCAAACCAAATCAGATCCTATTTTACCTGCTCCTTATGGTGATCCATTAGCTAGAAAATATTTAATATTTATAGATAGAGATTTAACAAGTGCTTCTTTAACTAAATATACTAGCGCCACGATACCTGCAGATCCCGTTGATTTAATTACATACAAAATAGTGTTTCAAATAGAAAACGCTAGAGATGTAAGTAATCCTTGGAGATATGATGATGTAGGTAAATATAGCGTTAGATTATCTGGTTCTACTATACAAATTGGTAATGTTCTTGATCAACCAGCTGATACACCTACTGTATTATACGCATCTGGCAATAGAAGTTTTCCTTACGCTTCACCAGCAAGAACTACTGGCATTAATGCTTATAGCGCTTATCTTCAACCACCTGGAGAACCTGGAACTGCTGGTAAAAGTTTATCAATTTTTACTATAGAAGATGGTTTTCCAACAAATAACACTGGATCTGTTGGTGCTAATGATATTTGGCCAAGAATAAAACATCCTAAAATTCCAGAAACAGAATATGTTGTAATAGCAACAGCAAATCAACTTCCTTTAGTTTTTGGAAGTCTTATTCCATCCACTTTTAATTTTATAACATTTAGATATACCGCTTTGTCAAACGGAGGAACTTTACAAGTTTATCCTCTTAGCAATTATGGTTTAGTAAATGGTGACATAATAACTATACACAATCCAAATAAATATTATAAACATGATTTTCCAGGTGATCCTAAGTTTTTAGAAGATAAGTTTGTTAGATTTAGTTATAGATATAAATTTGATAATGGTGAATATTCTTTATTAGCCCCTTTTACACAAGCCGTTTTTAAACCTAAACAAGGTGGATATTTTTTAAAAGAAGTTGGTAAACAAAGATCGTCTTCAATAACTGCCACTAATCCGTATCTTAATCTTATTCCTCAAGAACAGTTAGCAGGTGAAACAACTGTAGTTGATTTTATGACTAATTCTATAACTGAAGTTGACGTAACTATACCATTAGAATTTCCAGCAAATCAATTAGCTAATCAACTTAAAGTTGATGAAATAGATATAGTTTATAAAGAATCAGATTCACTAGCGCTAAAAATTGTAAAAACTTTATCTATAGAAGACTATGCGGCTATAACAGATAATAAAATTACGTATCAATATCAAAGTCAAAAACCTATAAAAGTTTTACCAGATAATGAAATAACTAGGGTTTATGATAATGTTCCTATTAGAGCAGCTACTCAAGCAAGTTCTGGCAATAGAGTTATATATGGTAATTTTTACGATAGACATACGTCACCTTTAGATTTAAATTATTTAGTTGGTGTTGGTAGAAAACTTACGCAAGGTTTTGAAGAAAATACAAAATCAACAGTTTCGCTACCTAATCATACTTTAAAACAAAATAGAAGTTATCAAGTTGGATTTGTGTTAGCTGATAAATATGGTAGACAATCAGATGTTATATTAGCTAAAGAAGTTAATACTAGTATAATAGAACAATCTGGTTTATTTGCTAATCAACCTATAACGTTTGGTGCTGACACTGTATATTCGCCATATTTTACAACTGAATCATACAATGGTCCTCTTGTGTTTGGTCCTATAACACCTCAAGCTGATATAAAAACAACACAAAATACAGTTGCTGGTATAGTAGATTGGCCAGGTAATTCTCTTAAAATAAAAATGACAGGTGAAATACCTAACACTATTACAACTAATGAAGGTTATCCTAGTTTATATGAAGCTATACAAACTGAATTAACTATTACCGCTGCTGCAAGTGTTGGTGGTTATAGGCGATTAACGTGGTCAGCTCCACCTGGTGATGGTAGATTAGCACAACCAGGTATGGTTATTAAATTTCCTAATGGAACAGTTTCAGAACCTATATCTTATATAGATATAACTAATAATCATATTTATTTACCTCTTACATCTCCATATCAAATATCTGCTACACCAACTGAGGTAATAAAAATTAATGAGTTAGGTTGGTATAGTTATAAGATAGTAGTTAAACAAACTGAACAAGAATATTACAATGTTTACTTAGCTAGTTTAGTTGCTGGCAATCCAGTTGTTAAACCTTTTTCATTAGACATTAGTGTACAGACAAGTGGTATAGGCACAGTTAATTCTACTATAAGTCATCCAGCAGCACAGCCAAGAACTTTCTTGTTGTTAGAAGGTATGGTATTTGAAAATGGCGGTATTGAATATGTTATAACTAATATATTAAATGACGAAAACTTTACTGTTAGCCCAGCGCCAGCCGCTGCTTTAACAAGTCAAGTTGTTACATTTACAACAAAGGTTCAAAATGACTTAATTGCTACTACATTATTAGCTGATAACACAAATAAAATACCTCCTGCTTTAAATGAAGTAACATCAGTACAACAGCAGTATTCTACAAGTGATACAAGATTAATACCAAGAGTAGCTTATAATCAATTTTATGGTACATCAACTTTAGCTGGTGGAGAACCTTATTTTCCAAATCCTGGTCCAGGTGACATTAAAAGAAATACTCAAATATTTCCAGGTAATACAAGTGAAAAAGTAAGAGCATTAGGTAATTTCTTTAATATATTTACAGATGCCAGTCCAGCTGGATTATATGAAGCTAAAACAGATCCAATGACAGCTGTAGTTGAAAATACTTTTTCTATAGGTGTGCCAAGTGAAAATATAAAACCTGACTCTGTAGAACCATTATTATTCTCGTGTTATGAGACTACCCCTGTAAAGTCTAATATAGAAATTTATTGGGAAACTTCTACAAGTGGTAATATATATGATTTAAATAAAGCTTATAAAGATAATATAGCAGCTGGAGGAACTGGTAATATTATTGAAGTAGACTATTTTAATTCTATGTGGTTGAAAAGAGTTTTATCTTGCCAGACTATAGATCAATTACCTATTAATTCAACTGTACCAGATGGTGGTGTTGGATCTGGTTGTGATTTAGGTGTTTGGCCTTTAACTAATGTATACGCTCCTCCTTTAACTTCTAATGTTCCTAATGATGTTAATACAGCAGGTGGAAGTATTACAGGAAACCGTGCTAGAAACATGACGCCTCCAAATAATATAGATAATGATCAATCTATAGCACCTGAAAATTTTTATTTAGAAGAAGCTAGGATACGTGGTGGTTTCAATGATACTAGTCTTGATTTTGCCGCAAGAGCTTATTTAGATGAAGATGAACCTATACAACAACATAGGTTTAACGCACTTATATATTCAGGTGTGTTTAATTCTAGAACAGGTATTAATAGAACTAATGAATTTCCAGTTGGTCAATCAATAACTAAAGCAGCTAATCCAGATAACGGTAGCATACAAAAGTTATATGCTGAAGAAAATAATTTATTAGTATTACAAGAAGATAAGTGTAATAGGGCTTTAATAGATAAAGATGCTATATATTCTGCTGAAGGTGGAGGTACTGTTACATCTTCTAATGCGGTTATAGGAGAAATTGTTCCTTATGCTGGTGAGTATGGAATTAGTAGAAATCCAGAATCATTTGCTATATACGGTTTTAGAAAATATTTTGCTGATAGAAATAGATCAGCAATACTTAGATTATCTCATGATGGTATAACTGAGATATCAGAATATGGCATGAGAGATTGGTTTAGAGATAATTTATCTACATTAACTGATAATTATATTAATACATATACTATTGATATAGAAGTTCTTGTACCTCCGACACCAGCTAGAAGATCATACTTTAAAACATCTGTTGCTCAAGCTGATTTAGAAAAAATAATAATAGGTAGTGAAGTTCAAACATCTACCAATGCTGGAGTTAGTTATTCAAATACCGGCTTACATGTTATAGAAATTGATGCTGTTGGTGGTAGTATATTTTTAAGCGGTGACATAGATGTTTCAGCTAATTTATCAAGCAGGTTTAGATTTGTAAGTAAATTTAGAAGTAGAATAATAGGTGGTTGGGATATTTATAATAAACAATATGTGCCATCATTACAATACAACTACAGTAATGCTGCACCGTACAATCCAGGTACAAGAGATAATACTTATTATACTTTAGGTTTTGATGAGGTAACAGGTGGTTGGACTAGTTTTTATACTTATAGACCTGGTCAATTAGGTAGTTCTAAAAATAAAGTTTTTACAACAAATAATATTTATTCATCAGCTTACACAACAGGTTCTGGAAATCTTGGAGTATATATGCAATACTCTAATAATGTACCACGTGGAGAGTTTTATGGAGCTGATAATCCGTCTACTATAACTTTTATAGCAAATCCTAATCCATCAGTACAAAAGAACTTTTTAACAATAGATTACGAAGGTAACAGTGGTTGGAAAGTTGTATCAATGGAGTCAGATGAAACAGGTTTTGAAAGAGAATATGCTGGTGGAGTGCCATTAGCTAATTGGAAATTATATATAGATGAAACTAGTCAAGTGTATAGTTATGAAGAAGGAGCGTATGATAGTCTTGGTAATATTGGTCTTGCTGCTAGCCCAGCTAATTATCCACTGTTACATGCTGGATTTGATCGTAAAGAAAATAGGTACGTTGCTAATTTAGTAAATAATTCTAGCGTAATGCCAGGTGAAATAATATTTGGTGATCAAATGAGTGGAATAAAAGGTTTCTTTGCTACTGTTCAAATGAGTACAGATACAGCTACAGATCCAGGTGGATATAAAGAATTATATACTGTAGGATTTAACTATAGTATTTCATCAATGTAATTTAATATGAATATAAGAAAACTAACAGAGTCTGATTATGAGACTCTATTAAGTTGGTGGGATGCTTGGCCTGATTGGAAAGCTCCTGCTAAAGATTTTTTACCAGACGATGGTACTGGTGGATTTATGGTAGAAAAAGATGGTGTACCAATAGTTGCAGGATTTGTTTATATAACTAATTCTAAGGCAGCTTTACTTGAATGGATAGTATCAGATCCAGAGTATAGAGAAGATGACAGAGACATGGCGATAACGTGCTTAATAAAGACTATAGAGAGCATATTAAAAGAATGGGGATATAAATACGTATTTACTATAGGTAGAACAAATAAATTAATAGAAAAACATAGAGAGTTAGGCTATCACATAGATGATACACCTTCAAAAGAAATAGTCAAAATTTTAAACTAAATAATATGGCAGCAATAACAGCTACAGCAATAACAGCAGCGGTTGGACTTACAACAAGTGCCATAGCAGCTGGTCAAGCAAATAAACAAAGAAAAACAGAAGAAAGAAAAGGTAAAAGATTACAACAGCAACTAGACGACATGGAAGCGGCTAGACCTGTATTTAAGAATCCTTATGAAAATGTAACTAATCAATTTGCTAATCTTAACAATCCTTATGCTAGTCTTACTGTATCTACTGAAGCAGCTAAAATACAAGCTGAAGAAGCTGACATTGCATTGGCTAATACGCTTGACATGATGAGAGAATCAGGTGCTGGAGCTGGTGGCGCTACTGCTTTAGCTCAAGCAGCATTGCAAAGTAAACGTGGTATTGCAGCAAGTATAGAATCACAAGAAGCACAAAATAAAAAATTAGCAGCTGATGGAAAAGCGAATATAGATAGATTAAAAGCTGAAGGTGCTCAAAATGTAATGACTTTAAAAGCTGAAGGTGATGCTATGGAACAAAGAGATGCTCAAGCTTGGCACGATCGTAAAATGGATAGAGTATCTAGTTTATTAGATAATTCTTTACAAAACGAAAGAGATGCTGCAGCAGCTAGAAACGCAGCTATAGTAGGTATGGGTAGTGCACTATCAGACGCTGCTGGAATAGGAGTTGAAACAGGCGCATTCAAAAAAGGATAATTATGGGATACACAACACCTCAAAGAATAATAGATAGATCAGCTGCTGAAACACTTGCTGGTGGACAAAAAGTAGCTAGCTCAATGAGTGAAGTTGCTAGTTTAGTTAAAAAGCAAAAAGAAGATCAAGATAAAATAGTCGCTGAAAATGACGAAGCACAACAAACTATGTTTGCTCAAGTAAATGAATTTGGTTCTACTGGTGTAGCAGATTTAGATAAAAACATAGTTAATTATTGGAATGGAAAAGTAGAAGAATATTTTGATATTAAAAACAAAATGGATAATGGTGAAATACCTAGAACTGAAGGCAATAGACAATTAGCTGTTATAGAATCTATGCCTGATAAGTTTGGTAAAATTACATCTTATTTAGCCACACAAAACTCTTCGTTTGCAGAAGATTCTAAAATAAAAAGAGGCATGCCAGGTTCTATATCTTCTACTAGTTCTCAAGAAAGCCAAAGGTTTTTACAGTATTTAACAAGAGCTAATATAACGGATGATGGTAATGGTAACTTTAGATTATTTGTTGATGAATTTACAGATGAAAATGGCAATGTAATTAATGAAGGAGGAGCTCGATTAGATGGTAATAAGTTGTTAGCTTTAGAGGCTTCAGGTGAAGGACTGTATACTAATGTTGAAGATATTTCCGCTGAAGAACAAGAATTATTTAATACATTAAATGTTGATGAAGTAGGAAGTGAATGGATACAAGAAGAGGAAGTTGAAGAAGGAGATAAAATATATGTTAAAAGAACTTGGAAAGACAGAGATGGTGCTTTATCATCTTTGCAAAATAGTCCAGCGATGAATGCTATGATTGATGATAAAGATCTAATGACTAGTTATTTTCAAGATGTAATACCTGATGAAGGTGATGTTTCTCTTAGTTCATTTTATGATAGTGATGCTCCAGAAGCTCAAGCATTAAGAGATGCTGGTGTTAGTAAAGATGATTTTGTAAATAGTAGATGGCAAGAAGCTATTGGTAGCTATGATGACCCAGCTAATGATGCTATATTTGCTGCGCAAGATGTAGCTAGTAGACAATGGTTAGCCAATGATACTATGAATAAGTATGAACCTGGTATGAATAAGATAGATAAAGGTTCTTACGCTTATGTAAAGCAAAAAGAAAAACCGGATAAATATGATCCATATGAAAATTTAAATGCAGCAACTAAAAATGATATAATAACTAGAGGTGGTGACTATGAAAATATAGTTAATAATGTTCAAAGCAAAGTTGGTAGCAATGGTAAATTAACTACAGAAACTGCAGTCGAAATATTAAATAGTAATGCTAAATCTCAAGGTTGGAGAATATTAGATCAAGACGCTACCGAAGAAGATGATGATGGTAATGTAACTGTAGTAGCTAAAGCAGGAACTGTTATAGCTCCAGATGGTACTCAATATACCAATGTAAATGTATTGCAAGATCCCGATCAATTAATAGGAATGATAGCTGATTATGAAGGTATAAACAAAGGAGCTCAAGGTCAATTAAGAAAAAAATTAGGTAAAAATAAACCTAAGCCAACGTCATCTAACGCTGCATCACCAGGCAGTTCAAGAGCAAAAACACCTTAAAAAATAAATATGGATAAAAAAATTTTAGGAGATTTTATCGCTACATATCAAGACGTAGGAGATGTAGGTAAAGCTTTGTCTTATTTTCCAGAGTTAAAGAGTTATGATACTAGTTTATTAGGTGACTTAATAGCTACTTATAATGATGTTCAAGACTTAGATGAAACCGTAACTTATTTTCCTGAATTTGGTGAAGTACAAGTATCTATAGAAGATGAGATAGCTGAAAAACAAAAAGGTAGACAAGAACAAGAATCAGCCAAAGCAGCTAAGCTAGAGATACAAAAAAATATTATACCTTTAGAAATAGCAGAGTATATGTCTAAAGAGTTTAATGACTATGGCATTGGCTACGAGTATAGAGGAGAAAAAACATTACAAGAGTTTAAAGATAATAACAGCGACCAAACTGCTAAAGATTTAAACGTAATGAAAGGTGAAGACTCTACTGAAAGAGATAATTACGCTAATTATCTAAACAAAGAGCTAAAGAAGTCTAATGAAAAAAATGTATCTGATTTAGAAAGAAAAAAAGTTATAAATGCTACTCAACTAACACCTGAAGATTTTAAACAAAGTGAAGAAGACTTTGTGGAAATAATGAATAAAAAATATGGTGATAAAGGTTTTAAGTTTGAAGTAACTGATTCATGGATACCAGGTGATAAAGTAACAATGACTTATCCTGATGGTAATACCGAAGAAATAGAATTAGCTACTACATTTAACTTTGCTAGAAATCCTATGTCTGTATCAGACGCTGATAATCGTTTTGGTAAACTTAAAACTAGTATAGATAAATATATTCAAGGACCAGACGCTGAATTGTCAGATGAGGAAGCTATCATGAAAGGTAGACACCCTGAAATGAATGATGGAAAAAGTATAGATGAGCAAACTACCAATTACATAGACAATATAAATAAGATTAAAAACAGTACTTTATCTGATGAACAAAAATGGAATAATATAAGTAATTTAGCAAAACCAGCATACAGTACTTTACAATTTAATCCTCAAACAAATGACTATGAGTTTGTGATAAAACCTGAGTTTCAACAAAGTATAAACGAAAAGTTTTCTGAAGTAGATCCAACTAAATATAAAAACCAAGCTGAATTTGTAGCAGATATAAAGAAAACTAGAGATCAAATATTATCCGATGATCCTGTTGTTATGGCTCAAGCCACAGCTATACAACAAAAATTAGCGCCTGATTTTAAAACTTTAGCTGAAAGTATTTCATCTAAATATGATATGACAGATGAAGCTCAAGTAGAGGCTGCTAATAAAGAATACGAAACAGCGGCAAATGATTTATTTAGAAAAGAGTTAAGCGCATCACCTGTCTATAGGAGAGTAGTAGAAGATTTAGATAAAGCTATTGACAATACTGCTAACACAAAAGACATGCAGTTTAAAAGGTTTAATACTGAAGGTTTGTCAGGTATGTTCCTACGAGGAAATGATGTAATGAAATATCTTGCAAGAGGAACTTTTGCTGAAGACTTTGTTGATGATGCTGTTGACGTATTGGAGGCTGGTACAGTAGGTTTTGGAGCTCAAACTGGAAAAGCTTGGAATGCTAGTCAAATAGGTATACAGCAAATGAGTATGAAAAAAGTTGCTGAATCAGAAGATGAATTAAACGCTTTATCTTCACGACCTGGTGGATTATCTGATGATAAAGAAATATATGTATATGCTGGAAACAATGGTATAGACTTTGAAAAAAGCGGATTAGAAAGACCTGCTTCAATATCTCAAGTATCTAGCGGTGAAATGTCTCGACAACCTAAATATAATTTAGATGGAACCATTGAAACGAAAAAACAAAACGTTTATGGTGGAAATTTGAAGACAGAAAAAATGACCGTTGGCGAATACAAAAAAATGCTACAAGGTAAAAAAGATAGATTCAAAGATAAAATAGCACAAGATGTAGCTGAGCTAAACGCATTTGATAAAGTTTTAGAATTAATGCCACAACCTGATTTCGAAGATGGCATAGGTGTTAAAGATGCTTTATTAGTAACTGCTCAAACATTACCTCAAGTTGCTATATCTGCTGGTGGTATGGCTTTAGCCCCAGCCACTGGTGGTACATCAGCTGTTCTTTCTACTGGGTTTATGTTTATGCAAGAGTTTGGAAATAATTATTGGGATGCTATAACCGTTGGATTGTCAGAAGAACTTGGTAGAGAACCTACAAATGAAGAAATAGTAGACGCAATAGCAAGTGATAAGTATCAAGATCAAGGCACAGCCGCAGGTTGGGGAGCTATATCAGCTGGTTTAGAATTTGTAACCGGTGCTGGTACTGTTAAAAGATTAAAAGGCGTAGGTGATACAATAAAGAAAGGTAATAATACTACTAAAAAAATATTTGACAAAATAGCTAAAAACTCTGGATACAACGGTATGAAAGACATGTTCGTTCGTGATGGTCAAAACGTTATGAAAGACATGATTAAATCTATGCCTAAGCAATTACTTAAAAACGGTAAAGCTGGTGTTCAAGAATATTTTACAGAATATGCTCAAGAGTTAACTGGACAAGCTGCTCTTGGTCAAGCTTTAGATGGAGATGCGTTATCTAGAATAGATAGAAAAAGTGCAGAGCAAGCTGGTACAGGAGGTGGTATAGTAGGATTTCTTTTACCAGGAGTTGGAGGTATGTATAGAGGTGGTAGAACTGTTATACGTAGAGGCGCACAGCAAGCTTCAATTGGTTTAAATTTAAAAAACAGTGCTCAAGCAGCTCAAGCAAATAAGTTTTATGTTGACGCTAATTCAGCTTTAGAATTACAATATAAAAATGGACAAATAACTAAACAAGAACTACAACAAGAAAAAGAATTTTTAGCAGATACAAGAAACGCTTCACTTAAAATACCTAGTAATTTTAGTCCTGAAGGCAGACAAGAATCATTAGAATTACTTAGAGAACGTAGAAAGCTTGAACAAGAAATAGCAGACAGTGATAATGTTTTTGTTGATGAACAAAAAGCTAGAGTTTTACAAATAGATAATAGATTAAAATCTATAAACAAAATAGAACAGGCTTTTGCTGGCGTACAAAAAGCTTCTAAAGGCGCTAACATACCTGTTAATATAGTAAGAGCTAAAGATTCAGGCGATGTAACTAACACTTTAAATAGTTTAAATCCAGGTAATAAAACTAAAAATGCTAAAATAGCTAGGAATAAATTAGGTATACATGTATCTAAAGATCCTAAAACTGGAAAAAGTACTATTATACTTAATGAAGATCAAATAGCTAAAACTAATAAATGGACTACAGCACAACATGAGCTTTTACATGAAGTGTTAACTGAAACATTAAAGTTAAATCCAAGATCTGTATTTGCTTTAGAAGAAGCTGTATATAATAAGCTGGGTAATTTAGATCCAAAACAATTTCAAGATAGTAATTTAAGAAAAAGATTACAGCAATATCAAAAAGCAAAAGGTATGGGTAAAGCTGTTAAAGCAGAAGAAACATTGACATTGTTCTCAGAAGCTTTAGCCAGTGGTGATATTAAATTTGATAGAGGATTTTTTGAAAGAGCAAACGATCTTATAAGAAGGACTTTTCAAACTATAGCTCCTAATAGTAAGTTAGGATCTATAAAATTTGAAACAGCAGAAGATGTTTATAAGTTCATGAAAGACTATAACAAATCTGTTAAAAAAGGTAAGTTTACACGTGCTCAAAAGAAAGCTATAGGAGAGGGTGTTGAAGTAGCAACAGAATTAATTGACGCTGCAAAAAAACCAACTAGTAAAACACAGGTTCAAAAAGATCAAAAAACTTTAGAAGAACAAGAAACAAAACCATCTATAATAGATGAAGGTGAATTTGATAGTACGTTTGATCCTACTCAAGAAGATGAACTCGATATTTTAGCTAGAGAATTTGAAGGATTAGATGTAATAGAAGAAGTTGAAGACGCTGATATAGAAAATATAGAAACAGATCTTGAAGCTGATGAATCTACTTTAGTAGAAGATTTTAGACCTTTAGCTCAAAGCATAGCCAAGCAATACAGAACGAATGCTAAGTATAATCAAAATAAAGATATACTTGTAGATGAAATATTAACAAATGAAAGAGGTGTTTTAGGTTTAATTAGAACTTATAAAAATAAAATAGCTGATGGTACTATACAAAAAATAGATGCTAAAACTTTAGCTAAAATAAAAAAGACAGATCCTAATACAGATTTAAAAGTAGGAGATCCTATAACACTAGGTATGTTTGTAAATAATAGGACTGGAGGTATAAGACAAAGAAGCAAACAGATAGCAGCTGAAGTATTAGGTTTTGCTAAACCAAAAACAGGTCCTAAAACTTCACCTATAGGAGAAGCAAGAGTTGAAGGTCAAAGTTTGAGAAGATCATTAGGTTTGTTTAGTAAAGGTGAGCTTGATACTATGTTGCAAAACAGAGAGATAACTAAACAAGAGTATGATTCTTTGTTACAAAGATCTAATATGGTTATACCTAGTGGTAAAAATAAAGGTAAAACATATGGTGAAGTTATAGATGGTATATATAATAAAGCTACTGATGCTGTAAAAAGAGGTGTAATACTAAGACCAAAACAAGTAACTGACTTTATAGTTCAAGAATTTAGAAGACAACAGTTTGTAGATGATATAAAAAGTTTATTAGGTAAACCAGCGTCTCAAGAATATAAAAACTTTTTAGATGAATATGGCGAGGCTATATATAATAAACTTTCACAGAGACAAGTAAATAAAAGATTTAAAGAGTTTAAACAACCTGTAATAGATCAACGTACTGGTCAACAAAAAAGAATGACAGTAGGAGAATCTAAAGCTATAGGTTCACAAGCTAAAGATAAGCGAGGTGGTAATAAAGTGTTTATTAAGAAACCATATGACAAAACTGAGTTTACTGAGTATCACACTAATCCTAAAAGTGGTAGACCAGCTTCTAAACAAACTGCTTTAGCTGAAGCTATAAGTGAAATAATAGGCTTAGATGCTACTCAACAAATATTAAATGATAAAGAAGTATTACAAGATCTAGAAGCAAGAGATGTTACAGATGTTCAATTAGAAACTATAAAAGAAGGTATTACAGATAGTACTGCAAGAGGAGTTGATTTTAAATTTTCTATAGATGAAACTATAGAAATCCCAGATACTTTTAATCAAGAGCATGCTGATCAGTTAGAAGCTTTATTAGAGTTCGCAGTTCAAGAAAATGCAAGTATAGAAGAACTACAAGCTTACGCTGAAATGCTTGATCAAGATTTACAAGATTGGCTAGGTAAAAATGAAGTTTTACAAGAGTTGTTTTCTGATGGTACAACTGGTTTTAAAAAACCATTATTAGCAGAAAACTGGGGACCATTTGAATCTATAAAACAAAAGTATATTGATAATATAACTAATAAGAATAATGAGGTAGCTATGGAAGAGCTTGCTGTTTCTGTAGATAATATGATAGACATATTGCCTCCTATAATTCTTAAATATTTACCACCAAATTTATTAGGTTTAATTAGTGGTGGTAGACTACTTGACATTGCGGCTATAAGAGAAGATAGCAACTATAGATATTTATACGATAAGTATAATAATAAAGCTAACTCAATTAAAGATGAAGCGAAAGCATTAAAAGAATTTAAAAAAGAATATGGATTTGATCCTTCAAAAGTAGAAATACTAAATGCTAATATGGGATTAATGAAAGATATACAAGATATACTTTCGCAAGATATTTCAGCTAAAGAAAAACAAGCATTAGTAGAAGAAAAATATGGGGATAAAATAAGAGGATTAAACGAAAATAATCCTAAGATGTATAAATTTTTAGCTAATGAATTTGCTAAAGCTTCAGCCAAAAATCCAAATGTATTTTTAGGTTTAGTTAGATTATTAGAAGGAAATACTAACAATACTCAAGGGCTTAGAGGATTAACTAAACTTACGTTAATAGAGTTTGATGATAGATCTCAAGCGCCTTACTTTGATCCTAATAATGGTAAATATGCTTTCACTGAGGGAGATGCTAAGAAAAGGAATATACCAATAAACAAACAACATTACTTGTATAAAGAAGCTGTTAAAATAACAGATGAAATAATGAGTGATTGGTTGGGTAATCAAGTTCAAACAGGAAAAGAAGTTACTGATCAAGAAATAGCAGATAAATACGATAAATTACTAGCTTCAAGATTAAGATTCAAAGGCGAGCATGTTGATCCTCAAGCAAATGTTTCTAGAAATGTAGCTAAAGCTATAGCAGAATATGCTGCAGATTTAGAATCAGGAATGCCTGAAGCAGCTGCAATGAGTATATTAAATAATAAATTAGATAATTTATTAAATAATTATGATCAAACATTAGCCGCTGAATTAATGTCTTATATGCAAGATAAAGAATTAGGTACGACAAGTGCTTTAGCTTTTTTAAGAAATTATTCTGTACCTAAAAAATATGCTAGTAAATTAAAAACTCCTGAAGGCTTATCATTAAAAGAATTTACAGATAGAAAAATACAAGAAACAGGCAGATTAACTTCGCTAAGAAAACAACAAGAGCAAGCTAAAAATGAAAATGTTTTAGAATTAAAAGCATCTAAAGTTTTAGAAGTAGATGATAACATGGACATGGATGCTGTATTAAGTAAAGCTGCTACAATAGATGAAGCTTTACGTATGGCTAGGCGTAATGATCCTACTATTAAGAAAATTAGAGTATTTGATTTTGATGATACTATAGCAACTAGTAAAAACAAAGTATTTGCTACTAAAGGTGATGAAAGAATAGAGTTAAACGCAGAGGAATTTGCTAAAGATGGAGAGCGTTTATTAAGTGAAGGATATAAATTTGATTTCTCTGATTTTAATAGAGTTACAGAAGGTGGACGTGGTCCTTTGTTTGATATAGCTAAAAAAATAAGAGATGCTAGAGGCAATGAAGATTTATTTATACTTACAGCAAGAGCACCTGAAGCTCAGACCGCTATATATGAATTTTTAAAATCACAGGGATTAGAATTTAAAAAAGAAAATATAATAGGATTAGGTAATTCAACTCCAGAAGCAAAAGCAAATTGGATAATAGAAAAAGCGGCTGATGGATATAATGATTTCTACTTTGCTGATGATGCTATAAAGAATGTCAAAGCAGTTAGAGATGCTCTAGATGTTATTGATGTTAAATCTCAAGTACAACAAGCTAAAATAAAAGCTTCATTAGATGAAGACTTTAATGGTATATTAGAAGAAAGTACTGGTGTAGGTGTTGATCAAAGATTTTCAAAAGCTAGAGCGCAAGTTGTAGGAGAAAAGAAAGGTAGATTTAAATTTTTTATACCACCATCTGCAGAAGATTTTACAGGTTTAATTTATGGCATGTTAGCTAAAGGTGAGAAAGGAGAAAGACAATTTCAATGGTTTAAGAAAAACTTACTAGATCCTTATAGCAGAGCTATGAATAATATTTCTACTGCTAGACTTAATTTAATGCAAGATTTTAAAGCTTTAAAGAAAACATTAGAAGTTCCTAAAGTATTAACTAAAACTAATCAAACAGGTTTTACCAATGAACAAGCTGTTCGTGTATATTTGTGGGATAGAAATGGATATAATATACCTGGCATGAGCCAACGTGATGTTCAAGATCTTGTAAATGTAGTTGAAAATAATCCTGAGTTAAATGAGTTTGCAAATAAACTAGAGCAAATAAACAAAGAGTTATATCCAAAACCTGGTCAAGATTGGTTAGCTGGAACTATAACTACTGATTTAATAGAAGGTTTAAATACTACTAAAAGAGAAAAGTATTTAGAACAATGGAATGAAAATGTAAGTGAAATATTTAGTGAAGAAAATTTAAATAAAATAGAAGCTTTATATGGACCTAAGTTTAGGGAGTCATTAGAAAATATGTTAACCAGAATGAAAACTGGTAAAAATAGAACAACAAGTAATAACAGATTAACTAATAGAATTTTAAATTATATAAATGGTTCTAATGCTGCTATAATGTTTTTAAATACTAGATCAGCTATATTACAAACTATATCTGCAGTTAACTTTATAAACTTTAGTTTTAACAATCCATTAAAAGCTGGTCAAGCTTTTGCTAATCAACCGCAATATTGGAAAGACTTTATGACACTAATGAACTCTGATTTTCTTAGAGATAGAAGACAAGGACAAAGAATAGATATTAGTGCAAGTGAAATAGCTGATCAAGCTAAAACAGCTAAGAATAAAGCTAAGGCAGCTATAGCTTACATGATGGAAAAAGGTTATTTACCTACTCAATATGCTGATAGCTTTGCTATTGCTTCTGGTGGTGCTACTTTCTATAGAAATAGGATTAAAAACTTAATGAAGAATGATCCTAATATGACAGAAAAACAAGCCTCAGAAATAGCTATGAATGAGTTCAGAGAACTAGCTGAAGCTTCTCAACAATCTAGTAGACCAGATAAAATATCTCAACAACAAGCTAGTGATTTAGGTAGATTAGTTTTAATGTTTGGAAATACACCTATGCAATATGCTAGATTACAAAAGCGAGCTTTTCAAGATTTAGTAGCAGGTAGAGGAGATGCTAAAGTTCATATGGCTAAAATAGCATATTATGGATTTATACAAAATATGTTATTTAACGGTCTACAACAAGCATTGTTTGCTGTAGGATTTGGAGATGAAAGTGAGGAAGATGAAAAAAAATTATCTAATACAGTTAACGGTATGTTAGACTCAACATTAAGAGGTTTAGGTTTAGGCGGTGTAGCAGTTTCTGTTGTTAAAAACTTTTTATTAGATATTTACGAAAGATCAGGAAGAACAAGGCCTGAATATGTAGATTCAGCGTGGAAAATATTACAATTTTCTCCACCAATAGGTTCTAAGATAGCTAAAATAAGACAAGCTTTATATTTGTTTAACAGCAAAAAACGAAGACAAGAAATGATTGACAAAGGGTTTTCATTAGATAATCCTGCTTATGAAGCTGGTGCTAAAGTAATATCAGCTACAGCTAATTTACCTTTAGATAGAGTTTTATATAAATATGAAAATATAAAAGACGCTTTAAACGAAGAAAACGAATGGTGGGAAACAGCTGCTATGTTAGGTGGTTGGGCTAAATGGCAATTAGAACCTCAACAAAAACCTACTAAAAAATCTACAAAGAAAAAGAAAAAGAAATCAAGCATAAAATCTACAGGTATTAAACCATTAAAAATAAAACCTATAAAGATAAAGCCTTAGGACAATTAAAAAATGGGCACCATACCCAAAGTCCTGTAACCAAAAAGGGGATCCGTAGTGGTCCCCTTTTTATATTTAACATTATCTTAGCGTTTATACTAGTAATTTATATTATTACAATGTAATAATAGTGTGATGATAGAAACATACTCAGCTGTAACTATTTCTATAGTTGTAGAAACCAGTTACATAGTGTTTTTAACTAGACACTATTTAAAAATAAGAAGAGGTGACTATGATAAGTAATCACCTCTTTTTTTATTTAAAATTGTATAGCCCAACCTGTTATTGTAACGCCAGGTACTATACTAGCAACATCAAAAATACCTATTGGATTTTGATCTTGTGTAGCAATTATATCTTGAAAAGCTTGTATTATTTCTTGCACATCTGCAGTTCCACCTGTTCCTGTTAGAGTTAACCTAACATGAGGATGACCACCACTATGCTGTTGAAAATAATCAAAGTCTATTTGTGTTGTACCATTTATACTAATATTTTGTACATTTTCTAATGGTATTATTTCTTGTGTTCTTACTGGAGGTCCAGTAATATTTGTTTTAACCCTTAAATATCTATCCATGATTATTGTATTTCACAAGCTCCACCCGCGCAAGCAAGTTCACCTGATAAGTCTGTATTATCCTCACCTTCATAAACGTTTGCTAAGTTAATATCAGTTAATGACTTCATCATCTCTTCATATTTAACTTTATCAATGTCTTCAAAAGGTGCTTGAGTATAAGTACCACCATCATACGGTAATACTGATAGGCCATTGTAATGATCTCTATTATTCCACATCCATTCACCTGCTGTTTCCCACTCTTCAGCTTTTAAACTAACTGTAGCAGATACATTATGTGTATTAGATCCACGTCTATGACCTGGTGCTACCCATTCAGTTGCTATTTTCTTTATACGTTCTAACAATTGAAATGGTGATTCAGTTCTAAGTATAGAACCATCAGGAGCTTTTTGTGGTATACTAATTACAGCAGTATCATGAGGTCTAAAGTAATCATCTTCAATTAACTCAGGATGAAACTTATTTAGATATCCATACATGCTTTCGTTCTTTCCTACACGTATTCTACGGATGTAATAATCATTATGCCATGCGTGAATACCGGATGATGTTCCTAATGCAAGAGATGTCGTCCCTGCAGGCTTCACGGTTGTACATCTAGCTGCTGGATTAATTCCAATCAGCTTCGCTACGCGGGTGTTTTCTCTTTTTACTACGCTTGCGGCCTTCTTCAGATCGTAACCTAGTACTGTGCCTGATCCTATACCCGTCATACTCACTCCAATTAGCGCGTCTTTCTCTGTTGTTTCTCTCCATACGTCTCTTAAATAATGAAAGTCTGTATATCCAGCTTGTAACGTACCTATAAACGCTGCAGCTTTAACTCTAGCGTTAAAGTCTTCTTGTGATTCAATATCACTAGCATTTACTTCACATAAGTTACAAAACTGATATGGTCGTAAAGCTATTTCACAACAAGGATTTGTACCCCAGTCTTTATCGTTATTAAGATAAATACCAGGTTCACCTGCGCCTGATAGCTCTACACGTTTCCAAAGATCCATAAAAAAGTCTTTGGTAATTTTATGTCTCATAAGTACAGCAGAGTTATTAGCTCTACCTCTTTGTGGTGCTTCTTCCCACCAATGACCTGACTTACAACCTATCATTGCATCGTCATCAGCTGAAAATAAACTAATTAAAGCTGCTCGTCGTATCCCACCAGCTAAAACTGCGTCTGCAATATGGCAAACTATATCGTGTGTCTCTAATGTAGTAAGCTGATCGCCGTCTTCCTTGCTGTCTAATATTCCTGTTATCTTTACTATACATTCTTTTAATGGTTGAGGTCCTGGTGCTTTACCACCTGATGTAACTAACAAAGCTCCTTTAGCTCTTATATCTGAGTAATCAAACTGTATTTTGCTTGATCGTCTTTCACCCATATAAGACTTCATTAAAACTTTAATTGCATCTGCCCAACCTTCAATACTGTCACCAATTAAAAACCTTCTAGTTCTTTTTTGATATGGTTTATTAACTGGAGGTAATTTAGCCACGTGATGATGTTGCACTGAATAACCTACACCAGTTCCGCCAAGTAGGAGAAACATGATTTCATTAAACGACTCAGGGTCGTCGATTGGTAAATACGCGCAATTATATACACGATTAGGAGATATTTCAATAGGTTTGCCACCAAATTGTAGCGAACGCATAGACGGTAAAACTTTTTTATCGTAGACAAGTTCATAAGCTTTTTCTATTTGATCAGTAAGTTCTGGGTATTTCTTGATATGCATATTTTTATTACGCGTAACAAGTTCTTCCCATGTTTCTCTTCGGTTTAATTCTGGTATGTACTTGGCGTACTTCATGTAAACGGTTATATCACTTAGAATCTTGTTCGATAACTCCATTTTGTTCTTCTTGTTTTTTAATCATATTATTCTTTAGATCTTCTATAGCTTGCTCATAACCTGGCATAAGCTTTAGAGTTTCTAAAGTACCAACACCTAACTCTCTTAAGTGAGATGTTTCGTTTATTAATTGCTGCAATATTCTTGTCATTGCTTCAATTTTATTTTTCATATCTATTAATGTAGCTTCTTTCATTTATAAAACATTACAAATACTTTTCTTCCTTTAGCCCAACATTTATTAGGATATTTACTATGAAAATAATTTGATGGATAAGATATTAATCTATTTTGTTTATATCCTATTACTGTATTTAATTTCCAGTTTTCTAGTTTGTTAGATTCATTTAAAATTAAATCATCAAATTTATTAGATGTTAATTCAGATGTATGTAAACTATAACCTAGTTTTTTGTGTTCCCAAAATGCTGTACCATTTAATTCATTTAAACCTGGTTCAGATAAATATAAAACTATAGCTCTTTCAGGTAATTGATTATTTATTATAGAATCACAATGTATTCTCCAATCAGTATCTAATTCATCTGTAGCTATTCTAAAAAAAGAAAGTATATTATTTATATTTTTATTTTCTATAGTAGATATTTTATCTATTATATACGAAGTAAAATCTTGTGGACTTTCCATTATCCAAAATTTTTTTTCGCCTGTATCAACCTCTTTAAAATCTACTAAATAATTATTAATACTTTTTAAAATATTATTTTGTAAAAAATCATCAATAATGTATATCATACTTTTTACTATACTTAATTAAGTCTTTATATTTTAAATATCCTTTTTTATCTATACTCCACTTGATAAATTTTTCAAGTTGGCGCTCAGCATATTTACGTCTAGCTAAGTCTTTCTTCTCCCAAGTATTAAGCTCACGGTTTCTTCGCATTCTTTCTTAGTTTGTGGTTTATATAATACAACGTCAGGGTAATGTGTAGATATATATTTCTTAAAAAGCTTCCAACGTAATGGAAAACTCTCATTTGGCCTTCCCTTACACTCGATGATAAATCCGCGTCCAATAAAGTCTGGTGTATACGTAATAGCTCTAATTTTCTTGCCACCTCTTTCTCTATACTCTCCTTTTGAGTTTGCTTGTCGTTCATATGATTTATTATTGAAGGAAAAAGAAGGGACAATCTCGAAAGTTTGTCCCTCATATTTAGCTTTGATCTTAGCCTCTTTCAAGACTATGTACATATATTTCTCTAACCCTGATGCAAACTTAATCCCATCATGTATTACTTTCTTAGCTCTTACAGGACCGCGTTTACGACGCGATGTCCGAGACATAATACGGTAAACCGTTTAACTTGTTATCGTATATACGATCTTTAGCTTCAGCTAACTCTTCACGTGCAGCTTGAATATAAAGTATTGCATCCATTAATTCTTCTTGTATGTCATTTAGATAACCAGCAAGATCTTTAACTTTTGTTCTGCGTTCATTATCTAGTGTTTGCCCATACTTTTTGTAGCCAACATCAGAGCGTGATACAAATTTATCAACAATTCTTTCAACTACAGGATCTCTAAATTTAATTTCTTTCTTAGTCATTTTTAACGAATGTTCCATTAACCATTTTACCTTTACGATTTTTAATCTCTGCATATGCAGCGTCAATGCATTGCTCAATAGATGTTCCGCCTAATTCCGCTAAGTTAGTTAACACAACAACCATATCGCCAATAGCATCTACAAATTCCTTATGATTATCTTTTAGTACAGCTCTACCAAGTTCACCTGCTTCTTCCATTAATTTACAGAACTGAGTTTTAGTATCGCCTTTGTCATATAGGTTTCTATCACTAGCCCATTGTCTTATAAGATCAAATCTATTTTCAGTATGAAACTCTGTTTTACCATTCGTGTTATTAACTCTTTCTTTTAACTGATCATAAAACAATTTAGCTTCTTTCTTAGCTTCATTTAAAAACTCTTCATAAAAAGCTTTATTGTAAATGTAACTTCTATCATTGTTATACATAGATGTTTTAGCATTGTCTACAATCCATTTAACTGTATCTTTAGTTAATTCAAACTTACCATGTATTGTTTCCCATGATCTACCTATTTCATCCATTAATCTACCTTTTAATTTGTTTAATGGAACTGGAAATGTTGAGGTTTGTTCTGTTGCGTTTATCTTCATTTTAAATAATTGTTTATAAGGTTTGTGGTCTACGCGATAGCCATAAGACTTTTGAAGTTCTATCTCGCGGCTCGATATATAATCGATGTCAGTGCTTTGATCTAGAACTTCGTATTCGTCTGGGCTATAGCCCTGTTGTTGTGTAACTCTACTATTAAGATTACGTGTAACGCCGATCTTTTTACCTGGTATGTGGTATAAATAATATGTTAAATTATCCATAATGATCTGCTTTACGTTGTGCAATATTGGTAGGCTTTAAAAACTTACCAAGATCTCTTTCATATAAATGTAAGTTGTGTGCAAAGTGAAAGTATGTACCAACATCATAATGTGCTTCTCCTGCAACTAACTCTTGTAATTGTGAAAAACAATACTGATCATTGCAGAAACCAAACCAGAGATCATTAGATCGCATCGTCACGCACATATTAAGTTTATTGTTTACGACTGTAAACTGTATCGCATAAGTACATGGTGTATCTCTTTCATATAATGAATGTTCTTTGCCATCATATATACTTATCGTAGCTTGTCTTGTGTTAGGATCACGTCTTAGTTTATCTATAACGTATTCAAGCTGACTATTTCTAGCCCATTGATAACCATAGTTAGAATTAACATTACCATGTTCATCAGCTATCTTATCCCATATCGCAGGTACTTTACCATATAGTTCGCCTAGCTTTTTAACATTGCGATCTTCAGATAAATACCATTCCCACTCAGCTGCAGCATAATCATAACGCCATTTACGCCAATCATGTTTTATACTACGCTCATATGGATGTGTCATCTCAAAGCCTATATTGAATAAAGCTTTTGTACCTGCAAAGTCAGTACCATAATGTGATATACATTGGTACCAATATTCAAATGCTTCATTAGCATTTCTAAATTTATTGCTGAACGTTTTTGTCATAATAAAATCTATATAATTCAAATAGTTTAGGGAGTATTTCCCTTTTATTATAGTCTCTTGGTGATATTGTTTCCTTACCGTTTGCGACCACTCTTATTTTCCAAGCAGCATTATCAAAACCAGGTGCAACTGCTAGCATACCTATTTTTATACCATGATTTATGCACCAGCTATATGCTTTTTTATCTTCTTCAGTTTGATCGTACGGTTCAAGTTTAACTATTCCCAAGGCATTTTCTCTTCAAGATCAGGTAGTACGTGTGGTACAAAGCAACCTGATCGTGGTTCCCAAGTAAAGAAAGCTTCAGCTCCGTTTTCACCTAAGTTTTGGAACTTGACTTTAAGAACTTTGACTTTAGTTGTTTTAGCGTCGTAATCCCTATGTACGAGAAGACCATGATATGACGCATCGTACCATTCGCCACCGCCTTTAATATTATACATAGTCGGTTCTTCAATTTGTCCATCACTGTTCTTGTACATTTTAGTTGGGTGAGCTACTATCATAACTAAGACATCATATTTCTTTGCAAATGTTTCAATCTTAGTTAAGTATTCCATTGTATATCGGTTTACGTCTTCAGTTGTACAATCAACGTCTCTAACTTTATTAAATGGATCTATAACAAGGCATTTAATACCTTTACGTTTTACAAGCTCTGCACCTTTACGTAGTACAGACTCAAGCGTATAACGTTCCATATCAATAAAGAAAAAGTTATTGTTAACATGATCTGCAACTTGATTCCATTTGTCACCGCCGATATCGCCTTTGTTAGGCATATCACCCCATACTTTACGCATTAACTTATGTGCGTGTAAATATGTAGGAGCATTTTCAGGTGAAGCAAACGCAGTCTTCCAACCATATTCTTTATTATAACCTACAACCATTTGATCTACAAAGTCTGACTTACCTGAACTAGGTATACCAGTTACTGTTATAAATTGCCCTGTGTATGTAGAAAATATATTATCAAAGTTGGATAAACCTATTTGAAAACCTTTCTTAAAACCATTACGTACAAAGTCTGTAACTTCATCTTCAATATCCCTAAACGTTGTAACGTTTTCAAGAGGAACTGGACTTGCATTTGTTATACGTGACAATAGCTCTTTAGCTGAGTACTTTAATAAATACTCATTAGCATCTTTGCAATCATCAAACGTAGCTAGATAACAAACTTCAGCGCCAAGACGACGTATAAGCTCTGCTTGTAATGCTTGACCTGCAGCGTCTGAATCTACTGCAATGATTATCTTTTCTTTATCTTCAAAGTAATCAATACAATTATCTAAGTAATCTAGGTTATTTGTATTTAATGTAGCACCATTTGGAACTGAGATAACATTTGATATACCAGCTTCATGTAAAGCTAATACATCCATCTCGCCTTCAACAATGATACAATCTTTATGACCTATAATACTGTCGATATTATAAAATACTTTTTCAGCGCCTTTATATAATTTAAAGTTCTTACGCGCATCACGATATTTAATATTAGTTAGTTCGCCACCAACATAATAATTAAACTGAATAGTATTCTCGGGCTTGCCGGTTTGTGGCATATATTCTTTACCAGTAGATACTTTTAATTCATCTAATGTATTTTTAGATATACCACGTGTATTAAACCATTCTAACGTCTTATCAACTACTGCCTTGACTTTCTGTACTTCAGGCTTTATATAATCTCTCTCTGCTCTTCCTTTACGCTTATATGTATGTAATTGAAATGTGCTATCACAGTTATGACAAGTACCAAGACCACGTTCCCAATCATAAGAAGCACATTTAGCTTTCTTGTTCTCAGGTTTCCTAGAAGAAGAACACAGGGGACAAGTCCCCTGCGATTTACCTACGTCTAAGCCGTGCTGATTAAATTGGTCTATTTGAAAACCATTTATTTCTATTTCTTCGACTTGCATTTATTTGATTTAATTAAAATGGTAGATCTTCTTCTACTTGTTGTGGTTGTGGTTTTGCCTGTGGCTGTCCGTCAGTTACTCTATCAGGGAACGTACCGTTTGTCCATACAACTTTAACATTACCTAAGTAAGTCTTTGGAACTTTAGCTTCTCTTTCTTCCTTAGTCTGCTGTATACAAACAGGTCCGTGATTACCGAACTGATCTACTTCATCATTAACCGTAATTGTTATAGGTAAGTATTTACCTTTTTTACCTTCAATGATTTTTGATTTATCAATAGCATTTAAATTAATGCTAGCTTGAACTATTCCTGCCATATTATAATGTTTGGTTTATAAAGTATTGTTGAGGATCAAATTCCTCTGTGTTGTAAAATAAGTCGTAAGCTTCTGAAGCTTTTTCAACTTTGTTTTTTCCAGATAAATAAAAGTCTGATGAACAGTCAAACAAACCTATACGTCCGTCATTTTTATCTATAGCTATAAATACAAATTCATAACCAAATAACTCTTTGTATATATAAGCTTGACTATCATAATTATATTTCTTAGCATTCCATTTAAATCCATCTAAATCATTAGTTGTCTTTAAATCTATTATAAGCTTTTCATTATGATTAACTACGTCAGCTTTACCCTTCCATTGTAATCCACATAACTCTGTTACACTTGGTTCTTCATGATCTATGTTGTCACCATGTATAAGATCTCTGCATACATTGTTTTGCATAACTTTATCTACCATAGTTTCAATCATATCAACCTCATGCTCTAACAAACATAACTCACCATTGGATATTTCTTTATAAGCTTTAGTATTTCTAGTGCTAGCTTGTACAACCTTAAAGTTTTTAATCTTGTCTGGTTCAAGTATAGCAGTGTGAAAGTAGCCGCCTACTAAGAAAGGTACTGTTGTCTTACTTGGTTCTCTAAGTCCCAGCGGATTCTTGAGTAATGTTTTGATATCGCTGTTGCTGAGAAATTGAGAGCCAAATTCGCCATAGTAATGTTCATCTTCTCTTAATTTATCTATTATTTGACCTGTTGTCATAACGATTGTAGTTCGTGCTCTTGCGCTTCAGTTAAACTATATTTAGATTTTATAGCATCAACCTTACCGCCTGACTTAACGTATTTTTTAGCTTTAGCAAAGTCTGCATTTGTTATTGTAGCTTTTGCTTTACCATGATTATTAGTGGCATCTGCATCTTGTGTATCATCAATTAAGAACAGATTACCTAGTGCATACTTCTTGCCATAAGAACTTGCTGCACCATATCGCTGTGGCATTTGCATACCTTTCTGATCTAGGTCAACACCAACTACAGCTTTAGATTCAATTGTTTCATTGCCATCAGATATAGACGCAGTGACCTGCATAACTGGTGGATCAAAACTAATTAAATCCTCGTTAACAGTAACTGTAACATTTAGCTCCTTTAAAAAGGGTTTTGTAGCTTCTAGGATGTCTTCGGCAGATCGGAAATAATACTTGCCAAATGAGTTGTATCTACTTTTCTTCGACTTAAACTCTGTTTGAATTTTGGTTAATTTTTTGGTTAACGTCATATAATTATAATTACAGGTTTATGGTTTAATTTACAGATAATCAAGTACTTGTGAGTGATCTACATTATCAATTAGTTTCTCAACAGCTTGCTTTTTAAGCTCTGATATTCTAACATATGCAGACACACCTTCAATACCTAATTGCTCTGCAATTTGTTTTGCCGGTAGCTTTTCACCAGTTAATCCATAACTTTTGTTTAACACATATACTTCGCTTGTTGTAAGATGTTTATTTAATAAACTCATCAAGTAAACATTGAGTAGTGTTTCGTTGTATGGATCTGCTTTATCTGGTATTTGGTATATCATATCTTCATCTTCTTGCTTAGCATCGTAAGATAAAAATATAGAGTTAAAGAACATACGTACCATCTTTTCATCTTTAGTACTACGCATTTCATTTAACTTGTGTTCAGGTATACGCATTGTACCTCGGTTACGATCTATCTCACGTCTAATACCGCCACGAATACGTTTAGCTAGAAAAGACTTTAATGTTTTCTCTACATCATCAGATTCAATTAACTTGTCTCTATCTATTTTATCTACAGCTTTACATAACTGTAAACTACCTTCTTGGATTATATCCATAATAGACATAACACCTGAAGCTTCTTGCGATGTAGCAAACTTACGACCTATATTTTCAACTAATGGTAAGAATATAACTTTTAATTCTTTATTAGTATAATCAACAAAGTCTTTTAATTCTACATTTGCAATAGCTTGCTTGACATCTTCTTTATACCTAATATAATTCTTTACATTATATTTTTTCATTGTCAATATTTAGTTTGTCTTTTTCTTCTTTGAGTTCTTCACCCATGTTTCTGTGTATTGTTCGCGGTGTACATTTTAAAGCTTTAGCTAATTTAGATATTGTAATACTTTCGCCTTGTTCATTTATGTGTAACATAGCATCGTATATATCTTCTTCTTTTATACGCTTTCTGCCTACAATACTACCAACAATACTTAGTTTTTCTGAAGTATCAAGACCTGTACCATCTTTAAATACTACTTTACGTAATCGATTTTTAGGTGGTCGTTCAAGATCTTCATTGTAAACATCTTTTATTATCTCTTTTAACAATTGCTCGTTAACATTAAATGTAACAAAGCCGTTTGGTTTGTATGCTATAACACCTGCAAGTTCTTTAAATTGATCATAATCAAGCTGAGGATTTAAATACCACAACGTAAGTAAATGCCATTTTAAAGATTTGTAAGTGTTAATCTTTGCGTTACTACGAAACAGACTATAGTACCCGTGAGTACCTTCGGCATAATACCAACCCCAATCAAACTCTTGAGTTGCTTGATCTGGTGAATACCGACGATATACGATGCGATTGTCATGTAGATATTTCATAGCTCTTTGTGACATTAGCCGTCTACTCTATATCTTTAGGCTTATTGTCATACAATGTTGCTATGTATAGTTCATGTTCATTTTTGCAACCATTGCTATTTATAACTTCATCTAGCCACATTTGGCTATAGTATATTACAAAATCGTCATTGCTCATATAATTTAATTAAATAGTTATTGTATTTAAGCAGTAATGCTTTTGTTGTTTTATTTATAACACCACGATGCATAGCATCATGAAATATTTTCTTTCGTAATTCAACCACTCTATCTTGTATACATCTACGATGCCGCACACAACGGCCTAGTTTTGTAAATCGTTTCATCTTTATGAGCTATGTTAAACTTCTCACCTATGTAATAATTCCAATATGCTTGGACACTACATGGATCTTTGTATTCATCAGGCATAGCCTGCGGTGGTTGTGTAAAGCCTGACCATTCCAAGCCAACTGGTATTCTATATAATGGTAAAAAACATTTAGTAATTGTTAAATGTGTTTTGCCATAACGCCTTGTGTATTCTTTACCTAGTTCAACCATGTGGTCAAATAACCACGTGTAATTCTCAGCCGATTGTCTAGCCCATATAGTTGATGGGTGATTTACATGTGCACGTTTGTATGGTACATCTGCATCGTCTCCCATTATCTCATGATGTGCTGTACAAAGCATTTGGGCTGATTCTAAGACCATCTTAACAACATGTTTGTTGTATTGGTATCTTGCAGCTTTTTTAGGGTCTCTGTGTAAATAAAATATATTCATACCTACGAAAGCCCATACCGTTTCCAGTATGAGCTGTTATATTATTCATAATATTTATCTAATAATAAATTAGCAACTTCTAAGCTAATCATGTTCTCATTGTATAGTTTCCATATTAACTTTCTCATATTATTTCTCCCGCTTCTAATAGACTCTGCGCAGTTCTACCAAACCAGCCTTGTAATTTATAAGCAAGACCAGTAGTATGTAAGTGTTGCCAAGCATCTAATATTTGGTCTTCGGTGCCTTCGATCCAGCCTTCTGCTAAACCTACAGCTTGATAGTCGGTTATATTATTCATAATTTCTAATACACTTAAATAGTGGATGTCTGTACGAACCTGCTTTAGTTCGTTGAAAATATGTAAAAGTAGCACGTTCACCTATGTATCTAGTAATATTATCCGCCATATCTTTCAATGCGTTATAATCATAACCTTTACCTGGTGGACAGCCAAACTCTACACCTTCATCATCTTGCATGATAAACTTACCAAGCGTACCGTATCTTTTTCCTTGACCCATTTCATAGCCAATGATCGTAGCTTCGGCATCATCAAAGTCTTTAAACTTCATAAGACCATACGATCTTGTGTTCTTGTAATGAGCTGCAGGATCACGCAATATAGAGCCTTCGTAGCCTTTAGTTAGATAGTCTCTATGAAACTCTCTTGCAGTGTCTTCATCTATAACCGCTTCAGTATCAATTACTTGCAAGCAGTTACTTGATTTAAAAGACCAATTAGCTGCAAGACTTTTAATCATATTTAGTCTTTTAGTATATGTACTAAACCACATACCTTTATCTGTATCTGTATACAAATCATACACGTGGTATTGTACTAGCTCAGCTGCTTCAGCTCTGTGACCTTCAGTTGGTTTTGTTTTTCTGACTAATGAAATAATCTTTTCAAAGTCATCTTTTAGATCATGGTTGTATAATTCACCATCAAGCATTATGTTAGGAAACCTAGCAAACAAAGGTTGTAATGCATGTTCAATATGCTTTACATTCATAAACTGCTTACCTGTTCTACTGAATGCACCATCTTTGGTAAATACACAACGCACGCCATCTAATTTTGGTTGGATATAAGCCGGATATTGTATTTTATCTGGATTATACTTGTGGGCTAACATTGGTTTTATTTCCATTATCGTAATTTCTTTTTAATGTCATTTACTTTTTTAAGAAGCACTGCTGCTTTCTCATATTCTTCTTTGTTTTCATACAACATCATTAATGTCTGTAGTCTTGCTAGTTCACCGATCATTAGTTCTTCTTCGGTTAGTTTAATTTCAGCCGTAAAACCTGCTTTAAACATGTCTTGTACGTTGTCTTCAAACTCTCTATCAAGTTCTTCTTGACGTTCCATTAGCTTATCAAATAATAGATCTGCTAATATTTCTAACTCTTTGTCTGTCATTTTTGTTTTATTATCCATTGTTGTTCGTATTTAGTTTGTAATCCATGATAAATCCTGCAAAAACTACAAGATTTAATCCTATGGAAGTTATTATTTCATACAAGTCATGGTATACATTAGTTGATAGGTGGATATGTCCTACCATCCAAAATGGTATTGCCAAGTTTTGACTTATCCAAATTATAGTAAATTTTATAAATCGTTTCATACCACGAAAAGCCCGTACCTTGTGAGTACGAGCTATCACGCTTGTTTGTTTTTGGGTCAAGTTACGGTATCACACTCATACCCGTGATTTCGTGGTTATTTAGTCTAGCAAGACATAATATGCTTCTGGGTTATTTACCCTAAACCATGTTAATGCTTTCTGAAACTCTGTTATTCTTTTGTTAGTCATAATAGATGGTTGAGTATCAAACATCATTTGGCAACCTATAATGAAGTCATACAGTGATAGTTCTACGCCTGTAAGTTCATAAGACTCACCTGAGAAGGGATTAGTAACTGTTTCACCTTTTTTGTATATCATACCTTTAAACCACTTAGGCAACTTCTGTTCCTTCTTCTTCGAGATCATATTCTTCTTTTAATATTTCTAATTCTTTTAATGTAATGTTTGTTTCACTCTCACCTGACTCTGCATCTTTGATAATATCTTCACCATAATCTGCAAACATATTGAGTAACATGTCATCTATATAGCAGTCTTCATATACACACTCATCAATATAGAAAGTTTTATCGCCATATCTTATTTGTTCTCTGATCGCATCTGCTACATCATGATCGTAGTAGTATACATCTTCACATATAATTGGGTGATTTTGTTGGTTAGTTACAACCCATAAGTCGTAACCATCTGCGGTTTGCTCATTGTAAACTTTGCAGTCTACATTTGACCAGTCACTTAGATCAGTAGATATACTTAAGCCTAAGTGCTGTTTTACTAATTCTATTAGTCTTGCTTCTTCTAACATATTATTGGTTTAATTGGTTTACGTAATTTATTACTGTGGCTAAACCAGCTATGAGTGCACATACAACCATAGCTAGTATAAACCAGAATTGCTTATCCTCTTGATCCATTGATTTGCTTTATAGAATATAACAATAATCTTTTTAGTCTTTCAGTTCTATTCATTATCAACGTTCTCTTATTATGAGTCCACTCATATGTTTGACCATCTTGTGCTATTACTTTGTATGGAGCTTTATAAGTTGGATTTAGTTGATAACAAGTATGTATCTTACCTCTTGTGTTTAGTAGGTTTCTTCTGATATATCCTGTTTTATGTTCTGATATACAGTCACCTGTTGGTAATGTAAAGCAAGTTGTGCCGTTTCTTTCTTGTGCCTTGCTTGTTACATCTCTAGCACCTAGTGCTTTTAACGCATCAAGAATTTGTGATTCTGTCATTTTCGGTTTTTAATTGGTTATATATTTCATCGAGTTGTTTTCTTTCATCAAGTAGCTGTTGCAACTCTTTCAACTGCTCTTGTATTTCATTCCATATTCCCATCTTGTTTTAAGGTATTAAAGGTTAGTTTGGTTAATCAAAACTTTTCTTTATAGCATTCATTATCTCTCCAAAATGCTCATGATAAAATTCAAACCAAGTATCTTGAAACTCTTCAAAACCTTGATCTGTAAAGTATGTTTCTGTTTGAAACACTTCGTGTTTTACCATTTCATCATTTACTGCTTGAAACATAATATCATACACTTCGTTTGATAACTTTTTGATTATCAGCTCTTTAGTAGTATCTATATCGATCTCTGTATAGCCTTTAGCTCTTACTTCAGCCGCTTTTTGATTATGAGTCAACGGTGGTCTATAACCATAGTTTTTCTCTTGTCTAAGTTCGTTTAATGTTCTAGTTTTTTTACTCATATTAAATCTAGTTTATTTAGTAATTCTTTTGATTTGTACTTCAACATATTTTCACTATGACTATTTAGTATCATTCTATGTAGTACATTAGTTACACCATGAGTTCCTTGAACATAAAAATCATAAGAACTATCTGATGCTTCTTTTTTAAAGTCATAGAACATCTTTCCACCATATTTGTCTGATAGTTTTTCTAAATCAGCTATAAACTTGTCTACTATTTCTCTGCATTCTGCATTTACTTTTTGCATAAGTGCTTTTTCGATAGCGTTAGTATCTTTCATTTTTATGTTCAAGGAACTCATGGTGTAACTAATGTACTACATAGAATGATACTAAAT